TGGATATCTATGCTGATGAACGTCAAAATCAATAAAGCCAACTTTTAAATCTCCAATTGCTTGTTTTTTAGCGCTATCAGAAAGTTTAGAAACAACAACATCATTGATGTATAATTTTTCTGTTATACCATCTATAGTTCCAGTATAATAATACTCTCCTTCTTTTAGGTCTCCATATTCTGTTGATGGGTGACCTGTAAAGTTTATCATTGAAATGCTTTTTTGAATCGAGTCTGCAAAAATAGAAAGAACACCATCTAATTGATACTGATTTTCTGCTAAAACAACTGCTTTAATTGTCATTTGAGTTTCATCTTCACCTCCAAATGCAAAAGGTACATTTTGGGTTATTTCGTTATTAAGAAAAATTGCTGGAGTTGCTTGATCATAAGGTTTAATTCCTGTTTCAGAATCAGAATACCTACTATTGTTTACAAATTTACTTTCTAATATTAAATCTTCTTCAGTATCATTTGTTAAATAAATATTAAAATCTTTAACAGCAAAAGTTCCTGTTATCGTTTCATTTGTATTAAATTGACTTCCAGTTTCTATGATTCTTCCATTTTCAAAATCAAAAATAATTTTGTCACTTCTTCCACTGCCCATGAAGCTTGTAGGTATTATGGGGGCAACATCTCCAGCAACCGATGAGTCTGTTACCCATTGTTTGTAAGGGCTCGCATAAACTTTATGGTGACTTGGTAACCTACTATCGTCAAAGTAATGCAACGTACCTGTTTTATTTGAATAAGCTTGCCCTTCCGTTAGTAATTCATGATCGAACCATAAGAGAAAACTTGTCATTACTTGATGTTGATATTGTGGTTTCATATTTTAATATTAGAAAATTCTATTTCGTATCTTTTGATCAAATCAGAAATATACTTAGTGTTTTTAAACTTTACACCTTTTTTGCGCACTTTTTTCGGTGATTGTATTCCTAATCCAGATCTACTATTTTTACTAACCTTTAAATAGTAGCCTAATCCAGATATACCAGATTCAATTCCTCTAGCCCAGCTTCTACCTGCAGCCCAAGGCATGGGTGTAGCATCAAATATATCTCTTGCCGTAGGTAATTCTACTTTAAATTTTATTGTTCTTATTCCTGTACCCTCGAATCTAAAATTTGTAGACTGAAGTAAATTTTCAATTGATTTTGTAGGATCATCTCCAGCATTAAACCCTATAAAGGAGAATAAATTTGTAATTCCGCCTAATGTACCGCTACTGTTTTTCGCATCAATGCCATCCTTTATTTCTACTGTAACTGGATGAGAAAGAAATTCTTTTATCATTTTGCTTTTTATAACTTCAAATGATCTAGAAAATTCCAGCCTAACTTGAGATTTAGCTTCTTTGGCTAATTGTCTATCTAGTTCTGCTCTAGCTTGTTGCGCAAAAGACATTATTCATCTAAGGGTTTTAGGTAGAAATGTACGTACTGAGGTCCAAATATACCAGTTGGATTACCTTTACTGTTGATTTCGTATTTTCTTCCTTCAAACTCACATCTTTTTGCTTCTTTCAGAATTGCAGAATCAGCTAACGAAACGGTAATTTTTACTGAACCATCGATTAAATCGATGTCTAATTGTGAATCTATTGAACCGTCTGATAAAGTTGAGTCTTTAGCATCAATATATTTTATTCTGGCTTTTATAGTATGGCTAACCACAGTACGACTAACGCTAGTAGTGCCTCCTCCAGTTTTGCCATATATTCCATTGTATTCTGAGCTTGCTGCTATCAAAACTCTTTCACCTTCTTCGAAAACTGTTATGTTTCTAGCGAATGTTTCATGTATATCATCAATGATAGCTTTGATGGTATTTTTTTGTGTATCTGATATTAATGATGTTGGCATGTATATTTTTACACTTTTTGTGTAAAGATTACTAGGAATAAGGTATGGATGCACAAGATTTTTTAAATGATCGTTCGGATCATCACATTAGGTTTCTTTTTAAATCGTTTCTAAGTATGATGGAAGATTTAAAGAAACACCACGAAATCAACTTCGAAAAGTTGTATGACGCTATCCCAGAGGAGCATCACAATTTAATATCGATGGCTGATTATTTAGACGAAGACTATTATAATAACTATAGAAAAAAGATACTTGATATTGGAAATTCTGTTTTGCGAGATTATAATAGTGAGTTAGAAGGTCTAACTGTAGAATTCAGATTTAAAAAATAATATGGAAAAAGGTAACATTTACTCATTTAAGGTTAATAAAAAAATTAAGAAAAAAGTCGAAACCACTAAAAAAAATAAAGATGGTGAAGATGAAATTATAATTACAAACAAAACTGTAAAGACTCCAGTTGAATTTGTTATAAAGAGACCTAGTAGAAGAATAGCTGAAGAAGCTGAAATTCATTACGCCGTAGAACTTAGTAAAGCAATTAAGTTAGGTTTACTAACAAAAGCAATGCTTGTAAAAAAATACTCCGATAACGGAGGAGCTTTAACAGAAGAAGAGACAAAAGAATTAATGCGCTCTTTAAAGAAGATTCATGATTTAGAAAATAAACTCATGCACGAAAAGGCATCTGGAAATTCAGATACGTCAGAATTAGAGTCTGAAATTCTAAAACTTAAAAAAGATTTAATAGAACTAGAGTCATCAGTGCAGGGAGTTTATCAACATACAGCAGACGCTAGAGCAGAAAGACAAACTTTGTTATGGTATGCAGTAAACTTAACTTCTTGCAAGAATAAAGATGGAGATTTTGAACCATATTTTGAAGGTATGGATTATGATCAAAGATTAGAAGATTTGTATGAAAAAGATGAATCAGAAGACGAGTATCATACAGAAACTTTAGGAATCATTTTAAAGACTATTGGTTATTGGTTTTATTCTCAAGGAGCTTCCGAGGAAGATATTAAAAAATTCATTCAATCTCAAGAAAAACTAGAAAAAGAAGAAGGCTTAAAAGATGCCCATACAGGATGATGAATATCTTGCTGATTTAATATCAGAAATTTTTGATGAAGTATCTGAAGTAGAAAGTTCCTTTGGGACTATACATCTTAAGCATTTTAAGCAACTTGAAATGCGTAGAATATTTTCTAAAACAAACAAGTATATTTCTGAAGCTGAAAAAAAAGGAGTAAGAAAAGAAAAAGAAGTTTTAGAAGATTTGATTAAAGATGATATTTGGTCCGAAGATCTAGAAAAAGAAATGGAGCAGAAAAGAATTAAAGCCCAAGAGATTCAAGATTCTATATCCTCTATAAAATTACCATCTAAAAAAAATCTAGAGGCAGAAAGAATAAAAAAACTACAGGGTGAAATAGGTTTCATGCTGAAAGAAAAATTATCCTTAATGGGTATAACTGCAGAAATATATGCAGAAAGAAAAATACAAAAAGATTTTTTTAATTCAATAGCTTTTTTAGATAAAGAATGCACAAAATGCGTTAGTGATTCTATAGACTCTTTAGATTTTGTTGGTCAACAAGAGGTTCAAGATATACAGCAAAATTTTTTTAAGAAATTTGATGATAGAAATATATCAAAATCTGTTTTATCACCATTTTTTACCCCGTACCTTCCTTATTCTGAAAATATTTTAGATTTATTTGGGAAACCAATGAAAGATTTAACGACATTTCAAATAAGAATGGTAACTTATGGAAGATCTTTTTTAAATATATTTAAAAACTGCACAAAAGATATACCTAATCACGTAGCAAAAGATCCAGAATTGTTAATGAGTTTTTATGAAGCTTCCAAAAACGAAAGTAATAAGGGTGCTGGATCAACTGGCTCTGGGGGAACAACATACTTTGGCGCAACAAAAGACGATTTGACAGCATTATCTTCTGAGGACGAAAAAGTTGTGAGTTTAAACAAGGAGTTGAAAAAAGAAGGAGGTAAATTAGATATGAAACAAATGATGAAATTGCACGGTATTTAAGTGTAATAATCATATATGGCAGTTAAGGTACCAGTAATACTCAACCCAGTTGACACAAGGAAAGTAGACGCAGCGATTGCAAGAATACAATCCGCAGCAAAGGGTGTCGATTTCGGCGGTGGAGCTAGGTCGCTTAACAAATTATCTAGACCATTGGGTAAAATAACTGGTCAAGCTGATGAGTTTCAAAAATCACTAGAAGCTTCCAATGCTCGTGTTTTAGCTTTTGGAGCTTCTGTTGTAGTTATCAATAAGTTGTCTCAAGCTTTTGGAGCACTTGTAACTAACACTGTGAAAGTTGAAGCTAGTTTTGCCAAAATAAACGTAATCCTTGGTGGGACAAGACAAGAAATTGAAAAATTTGGGGATGGAATTTTTAGAGTTGCTCAAAAAACAGCAACTTCTTTTGACGAAGTAGCAGAGGGCGCTTTAGAATTAGCTCGTCAAGGTCTTTCAGTTCAAGAAACATTATCGAGAGTAGAAACTGCCTTAAAATTAGTACGTGTTGCTGGAGTTGACTCAAAAGAAGCAGTAGCTGGTTTAACTGCAGCGGTAAAAGGTTTTGCTGGTAGTGGTTTAACTGTAGCTACGATAGCTGACAAGTTGGCTGAGGTTGATACCAAGTTTGCTGTTTCTACTGAAGATTTAATTAATGGACTTGAGAGAGCTTCCGCATCAGCTCGTGTGGCTGGAGTTTCTTTTGATGAATTATTGAGCGTTGTAACAACAGTACAAGAAAGAACTCAACGTGGCGGTGCTGTTATTGGTAATGCGTTTAAAACAATTTTTGCTAGACTTTCAAGACAGGATACATTAAACACTTTAAAAAGATTAGGTATTTCTATAGAAGATCAACAAGGAAACTTAAGAGGTGCAATTCCTTTATTTCAAGAATTGGCTGTTAAATTAGACGCTATAGGAATCAGAAGTAAGGAGGCCGCCAAAGTTATTCAGAGTGTCGCTGGAGTTAGGCAAAGAGACATATTAATTGCTTTGATGGAAGACATGACAGCCTCCCAAAGTCAATTTAAAAATGCTGTTAATGTTTCAGCTGGAGCTGTCGGTGCTTTAGATAGAAAAAATGCAGTCTTAAATGATACTTTAGAAGCTATGATTAACAACTTAGTTGTTGGTGGTCAAAAATTAGCAGCAGTATTGGGGGAGACTGGATTTACTGATGCAGCAAAAAATTTATTAAAACTATTTTCTTCTATTGTAAATTCAATTACCGATTTGTTGCAAGGAGATGGTATTGGGTCTAAGTTTGCAAAAGGATTTGTAAAAGGTGTTGGTGCGATATTAACTGGACCTGGTGTTGCTTTAGTTGGGGCTATATTTATAAAATTATTTACAGACTTAGCAAAATTTGGTGTTCAGTCTTTAAAATCATTGCTAGGTATAAATTCTGCAACACAACAACAAAAAGCCTTACAGCAATCTGTACTTCAAACACTTTTACAAAACGAAGCTCTTCAAAGAGAGTTGATTAGATTAGAAGGCAATAAAACCGCTCAAGAACAAGTTTTATTAAGAGTTTACAACGAACAAGCGAATGCGATGGCTAGGATTGCAGCCATATCTCAAAAAGTTTCTCCAGCTATTTTTGCTGCTGGATTTAGAGGAGGTGCTGGTGGTGTTGGAAGAACTGGCAGGGGAGCCGATGGCTTCGTTGCTGCAGAGCAGAGAGACGTCTCTAGAGGAGTTGGAGGTGCATCTCCTAGCTCAAAAGTTGTATCTATTCCTAATTTTAATTTTGGAGGCGGTAAAAAGGGAACAATGATCGCTAATACTAGTGAATATTTTGTTCCTAACTTTGGCGGAGGAGACGCTATATTTAACAAAAATCAAGCTTCTGGCGGATTACCTGCTGGAGCTATGAAATTAAGAGCTGCAAAAGGTTATAAGGGAACAGGAACTTCGAAAAGTCCTATTTTTGACGATAGATTTGCAATGATAACGCCTGCTTCAAACGCGGGTAATATGGGAACAGGAAAGTCTGCTTCTGGTAAATCTTATTCTTTCCCTTTATTTGGATTTAATCAAGCAGGAAAAAGTTCAGCCAAAGCTAAAAACGATAACGCTTTAAAATCAAATGTAGAAAAATTTGGTGTTGGTTTAGCGAGACAGCAATCAAAGGTAATTTCTGGAGGTTCTCCAGTATCTGGAAAAATATCAAAATTAGGAAATGCTGGATCTGTGGCTTCACTGGCAGGTGTTATTTTTGAAGCTGCGGTTTCTGGATTGTTAAAAAGCCCTCAATATGACATGGGCCAAACATCTACTTTTGATTTTGTTGGAACGAAAGCTAGAAGAAATATATCAGAACTATATCCATCGATTTCACCTAATGCTAGATTTATAGAAGCCAAGATAGGAGGCAATACTAAAATATTTAACAGCATGGCGAATAAAATGGAAAAATATGGCGCTGGAAACAAAAGCATATCCAAATTCGCTAGAGGGGAGTTGATGGGAGGTAAAATCAAACAACCTCCAGGTAGATTTAAAGGAGGGCTTAGAGGAGCTGTAAATTTAGAATTTAACAGAAGAGGAGCTAATGGCTATATAGCAAGAGGAGCAGCAGGTTCGTTTAGTATGTTGGATAGTGGAAAAACATTACATGGTGGAGCGGCTACTGCTAAAGCAAGAAGTATGGGCTTTAATACAGCAACAAATCGCGCGCCTAGTTCTTCAAGCGCACCCTCAAAATCTGCAGCAAGTAACATGAGTGGAGGCGGAGCTTTCGCAGCGATAATGGCCGTTCAAACAGTAGCTTATGGAGTTTCCGCTGCACTTACTGAAGTTGAAGGACCCGCTCAAAATGTAGCTCAAGGTTTGACATCAATGCTTAATGGTTTAATGAGTGCTGCTTTTGTAATGATGGCATTTACTGGGCCAGTTGGTATAGCGGTTGGTGTATTAGTAGGTTTAACTGGTGCCGCAGATGGGTTAATGAAGACATTTAACAACGGTAAGGGAATTGTGGCTACTTTATTTGGAAACGTAAGTGATTTAAATAAACAAATAAAAATAAACACAAGTTTAACTGAATCATTAAGAGGAGGTGATTTAGCTCAGTTCTCGCAACAATATGAATTACAGATGTTGGGTGAGCAAATTTCATCTGCCGAGAATGTATCAGCAAAAACTGGAGGTCAAATAGCATTAGGAAGAACAAAAGGATTTGATATACCTTCTTTCGCTGAATTGCAAAAAAATATAACAAGAACACTTGCTGTTGGGACAATAGACGATAACAAGGTTGCGCAACAAATAATGTTCGGATCTGCAGGTGGGCCTGGTATGATGCCATCGTCGTTAGTTAAATCTAATGTTACAAGAACAAAAGAAGAAGTAATATCAATAACAGAAAAGGATTTAGAACCATTTCTTAAAATAATTGAAGCTTTACCTTCTGTTCAACAAATTTTTGAACAATATGCTACACAAAATATTAGATCAGACGAAAACAAATCTACCGAATTTAAAACAAAAATAACTAACGAGATAAACCAGGTGTTAACAGATGGTTTATCTGCTGCAGCGAAGGCTTTTGCAACAGATGGTATTACTAAAGAAGAAAAAACAAAAATACAATCAAACATGCTTAAGGGCATCAATACGTTTGCTAAAGATATAGGTAGTCCAGGTTCAATAGCTTCAGTACCTGTTATGGGTAAACAAAGTGATTTACAACAAATAATGGCAGGCGCAAGAGAGTCTATGAAAGAGATGAGAAAAGACTCTGAATTAATAATGGAAAATTTAGGAAAATCGTTACCAGCTCAACTTTCTGATGGATTAACAGATGCATTCATGCAGGCGCTAGATGGGAGTAAAGACTTGGGGGATTCCCTTAAAAGTATAGCAAATGATTTCTTGCAAACAATTCAAAAAGCATTTATTCAAAGAGCCGCAAATAATCTTACAGATACTATATTAAATTCTGCCTTTGGCGCGCTTGGTGGAGGTGATGGAGGCGTAAACACAGCAAATTTAGGCGGATTTATTCCAAGAAGATATTCAGTAGGTGGTGCGGTTTCTGGAGGTGGAGGTATGATAGATGATGTCCCAGCACTTCTAACAGGAGGTGAGTTTGTCATGAGAAGATCTGCTGTCGAAAAATATGGAAGAGGCACAATGGAAAAAATAAATAGTGGGTCTGTAAGTTCTGGTTCTTCAGTAAGTTCAAGTAGTTCTAGTGGCGGAGTTCAAAACAATATAAATCTTTCATTTAATATATCATCAAGTGGTGGAGGAGATGGTGGCGAATCATCTACTAGAACATCTGGTAAAGGAGATTCAGAAACTAATTTCACAAAAAGAATAAGGCAAGCTGTTGTAACTATTGTTGGTGAAGAATCTAGACCAGGTGGAGGATTGTATACTCGATGAAGGATTTAGCTTTATATAATAGAGATGCAAGCCACAGTCCAGTAATATTTACTGATACTCTGATTCCAGAATATGGGACAATGGTGACTTTTAATTTTGAAGGGAATGATGTATATACTGCGGACTATTATAGGAGAAGAGTTAATAAAAACTTAAACAATTTTAACATAGATTTTAGTTTAAATTTCACAAATAGAAGCGAAAGAGAGGCAAACGCTTTTTTAGGGATAATTGAATCAATAAGTACGGGCATCAGTACTGGCCTTAATGAAGGTCCTCTATTTAGTGGAGAGCAAAAATACCTTTTAAATTTCACAGATGGATACAGGCCTTCGGGTGATGGTTTAGGGCCACCTGGAACTGCATCTATAAAATTTCCAACTGGAATATATAAACAATTTTCTGGTCTTTCTGTTATGAACTATGATATAAGAGAGCACGAAGGCTTGTTTGATTTTAATTTAAATTTAAAAAGCAACAGGGAAGTTCCTTTTACTAATTGGTCTGGGTCTTCTATATTATCTGAGGTAGGAAATTCAGTAGTACCATCTCAGTTAGCTCCAACTTGGTTATTTAGTGCTTTTGGATTGCAGGTCAAATTTCCTAAAAGGTTTGATATCGTACATTGGACAGGAAAATTGTATAATGAAGATTTAGAAGACGAAAATGAATTTAATAATTTTTGGTATGCTCGTAGAGATTATGCAGCAGGAACTTCTTTTGCTCAAAATGACATTGATGATAGTCCAACTGCACATCCCTTTGCTACTGACACTAATCCAGAAACTATGTCTGGATTACTTTGGAGCCAGGATTTTTCTACTATATTTACTCCAGACGATCAAGTGACTTTTTCACAAAGTGACAAGATGAATAATCTTAAATTTGCCAATTCTATTTTAGAGAGTCAAAACTTAGACAGTAATAAAAATATTTTAGAAGATTTTAATTTAAATTTCTCAAATAGATCAGACAAAGAAACTATAGCATTGATACATTTTTTAGAAAAAAAGGGGAACAAACAACCTTTTAAAATAAATTTACCGCAACTATATAAGAAGGATAAATATTTTGTAGTAAACTCTTTCATTCATGAATTTGTATACAAAAACAACAACAGAATATCTGTTAACTTAAAAGAAGTTGTACAGTATAGAAATTTTATACACGATAGGTCTGAGTTAAGATTAATTACGGAAGACGGTAATGTGTTAATAACAGAACGTTGGACTGGGCAATATACCTTGCCAGAGGGAAACCCAGGAACAATAGATATTATTCATAAGTCTGATAAAATAAGTTTAGAAAGAGATTTACCTGTTAGAGAGCCTTCTGGTATTCAGTTTAATGAAAATTTTGAAAAAACAACGACTGGAAATTTGGCTTTTGAATTAAAGTGGACTAATCTTAGTAAAACTGGAGAAGACGGTAGAAGATTCCCTTTTCAGACCGATGGAGGGCCAGATCTTGATTTATATGTTATTGATCCCTCTGGGAACTATCATAATGTTAATACTTTATCAACTTTTGATTTTCACCCTGGTAGAGGTTTTGATGATATTGGTTTGTATCAATCTGGTGTAGCTTCGGGCACATTTCAAAGAGGAACTGAAACTTTGTTTTATCAAAATCAACCACCTAGTGGAACTTATACTTTTTATCCTGTTTTATGGAATAAAATTGGGTGGGAAAATGTTTTTGATGAAAAACAACTTGAAGTAGGGCAAGACGGCAGTAATCAAACTTATCAATATTGGTCTACCTTTGCTGTGGGAACGGATTCATTTCTAGGTAACACAAACATTATTAGTAGATATAGTGGAGTCGAATATGTTTTAAGCGTAAAAACTGGAAATTTTTTAGTAAGCAGTCATACTGGTTATTTTGATCTCTGGGGAAATACGTCCAATTTCCAAAGAGACGCAGATATATTTCCACAATACGCAGATGTAGACACAACTGGAAAGATTTTTTATTACACTTATTAAAATGAGACAAAATAGACCAACAGTACAATATCAAGATGTAGCTTTGTTTAAAAGCAATACAGGCGCTTATGTGTCTGGTTCTAATGCTGGAGATAATTTAAAGTTTATACAAAAAGTTCAAGGTATAAATTTTTCAATAGATGTAGGGTCTGAAACAACTCAGTCTATTTCAAGTCAAAGATCTATTTTGAATCAAAAAATAAAATCGCCAGATGTTAATTTAACAGTAAATACGATTGAAGATTTTGGCGATATGTGGAAAACCTTTTTAGACGCTAGAATGTTTGAAAAAAAACACATTGATGCAGATTGTAATTTTTATGTTTTGTTAAATAATAAATTGGGAACCGAATTAACGCCAAGCGTATCAGCTTATACTAATAAAATTGCTTTTAACAAATTCAAAGACATAACAGGCTTAGATATGATAGGTTTTGGAAATATGTTTTTAACAAATATTTCAATGTCTCAATCTGTTAATGGTTTACTAACCTCACAATATAGTTTTGTTGGCTCTAATCTTGAAGCTCAAAATCCCATACAGGTTAATACTGATATAACCGATAGTGAGAATTTAGTATATTTTCATGACTTTGAAGATCTTACTGTTAGTGCTAGTACTATACATAATAACGACAATGTTAATGGAGTCATTAACGGAACAGAAGGAACTGGTTATTTACTAGCCTCGGAATTTGCAGGCGGTAAACTTTTTATAAGCGATGTAGATGGTGATAAAGCACTTGAAATAAATGATGCGGGAGATCTTTTTTCGATAGGTTTGAGTGGATTTAGTGGTGGCGGAGTTTATATGGTTAGTGGAACATATTCGATTACGGGCACACAAAACTTAGCTGAAAAAGTAACTGGATTTAGTATCACGCCTTATGGTGGTGGTAGTGATAATATTTTTATTGATGGAAATAATCCAGTAGGTGGAGGTGGAGATACTGATCAAAATTTATCTGGAAAATATTCTGGAACTCCTGGAGAGACTCATAGTGTTAAATATCAAAGTATGGCTTTTGATGCCCCTACTCATGATTTACAATTCGCTGTATTTACTACTGATGGAGTAACTCCAACTTCAGCCCAATTAAAAACTGGATTTCAATCTTATTGGTATTTTGCAGACAGTGATTTCGACCCTACTCAATATTCTTTAGACAGGGCTACTCACCCTTGGTTGTGTCGATGGGGAAGTACAAATGCTCCAACAAATGAAAGTTTTCCTAATTTAGTTGCTAATATAAGTGGCTTTGCTTTTACTGGATTTACTGGAGACATTGGTAGCTTCGCTCATTCGCATTTTTGCAGTCAATCTCCTATTAATTTCAATATAAATACCATTATGACATCATCGCCTCGTCGAGATATTAATGAAAGTGGTACAAGATTTAATTATACACCTATGTTTTATAGTGGTGCTCAAACTGGAGTGTTGCCATTTAGTGGTAGTGGTTTTGTTGGCGATGATGAAAGAATACTTTTTCACAGATCTAGTTCGGCAAGTATAACTGTTGGAAATAACGCAGTTTCCAATGAAATTCCAAATAGTTCAAAAACTCGTGGGTCTGTTTTTATTCATGACTTATCTGTGAAGAAAATGTCTGATATTAGATTTGACACACCAGCTATAGATATTACAGGAAGTAATCAGCTAAAAAACACAACTGGAATATTTGATAAATATCCAACAAATTACGAAGTTTACAACTCTGGTGAAATTTACACGGCTAGAAATACTTCCTTAACAATCAGAGGTAGAGGTAATGATACGGGAGTATTTTTTGTAAAGCCAGATTTAATTCAAAGTTTTGACATAAATATACCTGTGGGAAGACAGAAGATAGGAGGAATAGGAAAAACGTACCCTGTAGATAGAAAAAGCATTTTACCAACAAGAGGTAATTTAACGGTAAATACAAAGGTTTCGGATATACATAATGAAGGGGTTAATAGCTCCACTAATCAATATGTCACACAGGGAGAAAATTATGATTTAAATATAACTTTTAACAATGACTGGAACAAGGTTATTTCCAATGCTGTTTTAGAGTCTGTTAATTTGAGTTCATCAATAGGAAATCAAGCAGGGTCTGAAATGCAGTTTTCTTTTGATATTACAGACGTCTCTATACCTTCTGGATTAAATCCAATTAGCACAAGTGGTATTTCTCATGGATACTCACTTAGGAAGGTAAATCCTTTTTATAATGGGCCAGCAATGAAAGTAAGAACAGATTTAGGTATAGAAGCTAATGTGTTCTATGATGTAAGTGGTAAAATTAGTGATGATTCTAGAATTGAACAAGAGCCACGTTCTGAAATAAATAAATTTAGTCAGTTATATCCTGTTTCGACAGCAATACAAGTTGAAACGTGGTATGATCAATTTGGTGGTGTTAATTTAATAACAACAGGAATAGATCCACTTTATTTCCCAATATTACATAGCGGAGGTTCATTTATGCAAAGTGGTATAAGTTTTGATACAGCAAGACACGGCGGACAACCAGATTCAACTGGCACATATATGAAGTTTTCGGAAAATATACAAACAAAAGAACAGAACTATGCTATTAGAATTATTAACCAAAGTCAATCAACTAATGATGTCAATACAATTTTAGGGCAGTTAAATCAAGAATCTTCTTCTTATATATTTTTCTCTCACGACAGAAGTGCTTATCAAATATCAGCAGATGGAAATGTGGGAAAAAGAGAAACTGGGCGTTATTACATAAATGGGCTGGAATGCTCGCAAGACGGAACAAATAGTGGGCATTATGATGCTAATTTCTTTTTTTCAACAGGAACTCTACAAATGCACCTTAACTCTTATAAACAAGACAGTGTACAGGGTTTCGATGCATTAGGTGCGGCAAAGATAAATAATTCCCAAAGATATTTTGGCAGGTTTGCGATATCAGAACTATTGATGAGTTCTGGTAATTTTTTTACAGAAAAAGAAGACAATCAAAATATAGCCGACTTGGGTAATACAGATCTTACCGAAGCATATAGCATATATGCAAATACCTTAAATTATTGGAATGGAGGTATTCAATAGAGTTTTTTTATAACTCTATATTTATACCAGCTTTATTTGCTTTTTCTTTAGCTTTATTGAATCGCTCTTTTTGTTGATGTGGGTGTAATTTACCATTTGTTTTCTTGTGGTAATCTTTGTAATACGATTCTTTTACTGGGTCTTTACCATCATATCTTTGAGCTCTAGCTTGCGATGCTTCTGCTGCTCTATTTTGTAAATCCCCATAAGTGTCATTTTTTCCAACAGTTGATTGAATAAAGGATTGTTTGTTAAACGGATCAACTTTTGTATCTACAGATACGTTAGGATTGACAAAAACACGCCTCCAGAGGCCTTTCTCTGTTCCATCTATGCCATGATACTCGTGAACCTCAGACATGCTCTGTAGGATCTCTACAACCTCTTCGGTTTCTTTGTTTTCGTATAAGTATAATGGCATAAATTTATTTTAATTTTTTTAAAAAATGACCCCCTATATGTTTTTACACATACAGAGGGCCAAGCCGTTTATTTGACCTCAATTTGAATAGAGTCTTGAACTTCTTTTTTTGGAAGAGTAATTTCAAGTATCCCATCTTCAAGCTTTGAGGAGATTGTTTTTGTATCAACTAAACCACCAAGTGTTACTTTCCTATATAACTGCTCTTTATCATCTTCTTGTTTAAGGAAGATAGATAAATGTTTTTCGGTAGCTTTTAAGGACAAGTCTTTTCTTTTAATACCTGGTAAAATTAGATTAACTTGATACACATCACCCGCAGACTTTACACTGTCAGTTTTAAAACTTCCAAATGAATCATACGAGTCGTTAAATATAGTGTTAAATAATGAATTATACATAGGCTTATTTATTTGCAATTGCTGTGCCAATAATGCTAAATAGCTTCTAGCTCAGTAAGTAAGCGGGTTGCGGTTTTTTCGTAAGAAAATTTGTCCTTTAAGGACTCTCCAGCTGTGTTAATTTGTCCCTTTTTAGAGACAGCTTTGTCCATAGCTTGAGACACAATGTCGCTGTTCCATGTATATATATTTCCTTGATTATAGGCGGAACCTTGAGTAAAAAAATGACCATCATAACAAGGTTCTTTCCCAGATGAATTAATTAAAATTGAATTATCTTCGTTAGCCCAATCTTTGTGGGATGTTTCATTTAAAACAAGACTCCATTTACCAAGACATGTAGCATTAAAAGCTGGAAGATTCCAACCTTCTGCACCGCTAAGTCCAGTTAAATCAATATCAATTGCATTTAAAAAATCATTAACCTCTGAATTTGTCTTAAGATAAGGCAGTACATTAACATTACAATAACCTTTACCTTGGAAAATATTTGAAAGTATATTGTTCATTTCTTCATTGTTTATAAATGGATTAGTAACACAAATACTTAATTGGTATTTTCTATTATTGCCATACTTTGATAACCAAAGCTTTATGATTCGTTCTGTGTGTTTACGTTTTTCAAATTTGCCCATTAAACCAAAATGTATAATTTCTGGGTCAAGATATTTTTTATCTGTTTTATGGAAATCTTCATCAAATCCAATTGGAATATGGTCACAATCAACTCCAAATTTTTTAAATTGATCGGATGCATATTTTGATGAAAAAATAGTTTTTGTTTGGAATTTTGCTAGATTTACTTCAGATTCTGTAGGTTCATCTAATTCATAAAATGTATACAATAATTGTTTTTTTCCGATTCTTGATTGAGAACCATTTAAATGCCATAGTTTAAAGGCAGGTGCATCTGGATCTAAATTTATATTAGCGTTGTTCGCGCTTTCGCTGATCCATTTGCCAAATTCTAAATCAATAGTATCTTTATAGGCAGTAATGTCTAAATTTCCACCTATAGGAAATAAAGAAAGGTTAACACCCTTCCGCCAGAATTGGCGGAGGATGTTATAGGTAACATTCCCGAAGGAAAGTGAATTAATTGGAGCTTCTAAATTCATTTAGAATGGAATATCTTCATCCGCTCCAACTGGCGCAGCTTGCTGCTTTGCCTCACCATCTTGTTTTCCACCAAGAAACTGAACATTGTCAGCCTTAATGTAAATTTTAGAATTTTTCTTACCGTCTTTTTCCCAAATATCTTGGAATAAACGACCCTCTACTAGAACCTTACGCCCCTTCGCTAAGTATTTAGCGCAGTTTTCAGCGGTCTTGTTCCACGTTTCTACATCAATGTAATGAGCTTTATCTTTCTTCACTACATCATTAACGGCTACTACTAACCGTGTCACTTGGTTGTCTCCAACCTTCTTATTGTCTGGATCTCTTGCGAGATTACCCATGATTATTGATTTATTGAACATATTTTTTGATCTCCTTTAAATAGTTATTGTGTATATTTATACATCCTTGAATTGATAAGTCAAGCTTTTTCGCAATTTTTTTCCAAGGTGTTGTTTTATTGCCTTTAGAATAACGCATTTTAAATATCTTTTTAACTCTTGGGTCTTTTGCTTTACTTACAAATTTATATATTTTGTTTAAATTTTCTGTGTTTTCTATTTTACTTATGTCTGGTTGAACGATGAAGTTTTCGTGATCAATTCTATCAGAAGGTTTATCATCATTAAATAAAGAGTTATGTGGAAATTTTTTATTTTTATTATAAATATTTAAACACTTCCATTTTGCTATGTTGCCTACATATGTACTTAGTTTAGCGTTTTTTGATTCATCAAATTTTATAACAGCATCGTATATTGAATAATTTTTTTCATCTAATATATCTTGCCTATGATTACCTTCAATAGATTCTGGCATGTACTTGTTGACCATATCAACATATATACCAGAATGTCTATTGATTAATTCCCTTAGGGAATCGTTATCTTTTTTAGATTTTACTTGATTTATTAAATTTATATCGTCTTCCATTTTTCTATTTTATAATCTGGCATCATTTGTAATAATATATCTGCATGAGCATCACATAATTCAACTTGATCTGGGTGTAAGACTGGCCAAGTATGTTTTATATTTGATAATTCTTGAACAAGTGGATCATTCACCTTCTCTATATCGTTAACATAATCATTGCCCTCTAAAGAAATATGAATTATTTCTGCGTTTAATTTTTCTGCAAAAAATATAGCTTCAAAATCAAATCTAATATCTGGTACAATTGTAAACTTATCTTTATCTCTTTTGTCCATTAATTTTTCAACCCAAACATGGTTTCCGAATTTTTCTTTCATACACTCTCCATAAGAAACAAGAATAGGCCTTATTAGATTCTTTTCTTTCGTATTATCCGAAAAAGCAGAAAATCCAAAATTTTTAATAATTAAATCATCTAAGTCTTCTTTGAGCTGATTAGCTAGTGATATGATTTCTACATCAAGTTCTAATTTTTGCTCAATTATTCTTTTAAAGCTTTTTGCTAATGTGTCTTTTCCAGACCTGGCTATTCCACTAATACCTATCATTATCTAATATCTCTCTTAATGCTTTTGATTCCTTATGCATTCCTATGTCGGAAAGCGTTTCATCCATTCTAATTAGAAAATCTGAATTTTCAAGTCTTTCATCTATTTTCTTTACTCTAATAGCTGCTGAAACATTTGCATCTAATTCCAGTTCAGATATAATCTTCTTTAAAGATACTGAAGCTGCAGTTCTCTCATCTTCTGCTAAGACAACTATACTCCAATCGGAACTGCTGCATAAGTAGAAATTTAAGTCTTCTCCATCTAATTTAATTAACATAAAAATTAATGTATGACACTTCTGAAAGAATGTCAATACTTTTTTTATATATTTTATATAATTTATATATATATAAATACTAATATATATTTCGCTCCCCCTTCGGTCTCGCTCAATATAGAACTTATTATACATCGAAACTTACAAAAATCAAGTAAAAAAAATATTTTTTATTTTTTACCTAAAAAGCTTGACTAATTCAAATCACGGTGTAAATTCTTATTACATATGCTATTCGAGGAACAAGTATCAAGAAAACCAAATCTCTACCCGTGGACGGATGAATTTGTAAACGCCATGCATAATGGCTTCTGGACTGACAAGGAATTTAATTTCCAATCTGACGTGCAGGATTTTAAGGTAAATCTCAATGATCAAGAGAGAGAAATAGTCAAAAGGACTCTATCTGCTATTGGTCAAGTAGAGGTTTCTGTAAAGAAATTTTGGGCAAATCTCGGGAATCATTTACCCCATCCAGGTATTACTGACCTTGGCTATGTAATGGCCAATATTGAGGTTATACATAATAATGCTTATGAGCGCCTTTTGAGTGTTCTAGAGCTAGAGGATGTTTTTGAGGAAAACCTAAAATTACCAATTATTAAGGGTCGTATTGACTACTTAAAAAAATACCTAGAAAAATGCTACAAGGATGACAAAAAACAATATATATATTCTATGATTTTGTTTACTCTTTTTGTAGAAAATGTATCGCTATTTAGCCAGTTCTATATCATTAATTGGTTTAACAGATTCGATAATGTGCTAAAAGATACAGCTCAACAAGTAGCTTATACAAGTCGCGAGGAAAATATTCACGGTCTGGTTGGGACAAAAATTCTCAATACATTAAGAGAAGAATATCCAGAATTATTCAACGCCGACTTACCAGATAGACTTAAGGAAGAAGCTCAATGTGCATTTGAGGCAGAGTCTAATATTATCGATTGGATTATTGGCGATTACGATAGAGAGGGATTAAATGCTGATATATTAAAAGAATTTATAAAAAATAGATTAAATGAATCTTTAGAACAAATTGGCTTTGATAAGGTTTTTGATGTTGACAAAGATAAAATAAACCTTACTATGTGGTTTGATGAAGATGTTTTAGGCAATTCCGCCACTGACTTTTTCTTCAAGCGTCCTGTCGAATATTCTAAAAAAGACAAATCATTTGACGAAGACGATTTATTTTAATATGAAAGATTTTTATTGGTTAAACAAAGATTCTAGAACTTTCCTAAAAAGAGGTTACCTAGAAGAAGGAGAGACTCCAGAAGAAAGAATAAAAGTTATTGCTGACAAAGCACAAAGCCTTTTATCTATTCCTGGGTTTTCTGAAAAGTTTCAAAGCTATATGGCCAAGGGGTGGTATTCTTTATCATCTCCAATTTGGGCTAATTTTGGTAAAGACAGAGGTCTCCCTATTTCTTGCTTTGGTTCCTTTGTGGAAGATAAAATGGAAGAAATATTAAAGAAAAGCACTGAAGTAGGTATGATGACTAAAAACGGTGGAGGCACTTCTGGATATTTTGGAGAGCTTCGAGAAAGAGGTGCCGAAATAAGTAGTGGTGGTAAATCAAATGGCCCAGTTCATTTTCTGGAAATTTTTGAAACGGTGGCAAATGTCGTCTCTCAAAGCAATGTCCGCAGAGGTAGTTTCGCTGCTTATTTACCAGTAGAACATCCAGATATATTAGAATTTTTACAGATAAGAAGTGACGGTAACGCTATTCAAAATCTTTCTATCGGGGTAACCATTAGCGATACATGGATGAAAGAAATGCTTGCTGGAGATAAAGATAAAAGAAAAATTTGGGGATCGATAATCAAAAAAAGATTTGAAAGCGGTTATCCTTACGTCTTCTTTAAAAATGCCATGAACAGAAATGCGCCTCCAGTATATCAAGATAAAGGCTTAGAAATATATGCTAGTAATCTTTGTTCTGAAATAGCTTTGCATTCAAACAAGGATGAGTCTTTTGTTTGTAATCTATCTTCAATGAATTTACTTCATTATGACGACTGGAAAGATACAGACGCACCAGAAATATTAACATATTTTCTAGATGCAGTTATGACAGAATTTATAGATAAATGTAAAAATTTACCATTTATGGAAGCCCCTAGAAACTTTGCTAAAAATCAAAGAGCTTTAGGAATAGGCGTGCTAGGTTGGCATTCTTTATTACAATCAAAATCAATTGCCTTTGAATCTTTTGAAGCTAAATTATTAAATTCAGAAATTCATAAAACAATTCAAGAAAAAACTCAATATGCGACAAAAGAACTCGCTAAAGTTTATGGCGAACCTTCTTTATTAAAAGGATATGGTGTTAGAAATGTAACCACAATGGCTATTGCTCCAACAACTTCAAGCTCTTTTATTTTAGGTCAAGTTTCTCCAAGTATCGAGCCCTTAAATTCTAATTACTTTGTTAAAGACTTAGCTAAAGGAAAATTCACATATAAGAACCCTTATTTGGAGTCTTTATTAGAAGAAAAAGAAAAAAATACTCCACAAATATGGAAATCAATTCTAGTAAAAGGTGGATCAGTACAACATTTAGATTTTTTAACGGATGAAGAAAAAGCTGTATATAAAACTTTTGGTGAAATTAGCCAAAAAGAAGTTATAATTCAAGCCGCACAACGTCAAAAGTTTATTGACCAATCTCAGAGCTTGAATATCATGGTGCATCCAAAATCTTCCCCTAAAGACGTGAGTCAACTTATGATCTTTGCATGGGAACAGGGTGTTAAAACTTTGTACTATCAAAGAGGAACAAATCCATCTCAAGAATTAAGTAGAAATTTATTAGAATGTTCATCATGCGAGGGTTAATAAGTGTAAAACATTTTAATGTCCGAAAATGAAGATAGATTAACGAGAATGGAGGAGAAGATAGACAAACTATCTGATGCTGTTATTTCAATCGCTAGAGCTGAAGAAAAACTAATTCAATTAGGCACACTTACAGATGTATTGTTCAAAAAAATAGATGATATGAATTCAAGAATGATGGAAATGGAAAGAACTGTTGGAGAAACAAAGGCTTTCATGACTACATTTAATAAACTATCTTGGATTTTTATTAGCGGTTTGCTTACTGCAATTGCAGGTATTATAGCTTATAATCTTTGGGGCTAATGCATTATGTAATAGAAGCTGGTGCCCAGGATGGCTTGTTTCAAGGCGTCACTTCTTGGTGTGATAGTTATGAAGACATATGTTGTATACTGATCGAACCCCACCCATATTCATTTGATAGATTAAAACAAAACAGAACAGAGAAAAATATTTTAATCAACAAAGCGTTAGTTTCTTCAGAGTATAAAGATAATTATATAATTTTAAACGAAAAACATTCCCTAGAGCAATGTAGCGTTTTAGATGTAAAAGAAGATTTTGTAAGCGAACAAATAGAAATACATTCTGCTAAAAAACATAAATGTTCAGCATCTACACTGCAAGCAATACTAGAAGAAATAAACATACTAGAAATAGAAAAACTGTATTTAAATGTTGAAGGTTATGAATCTGAGGTTATAAAAGGTATAAATTTTAATAAAACTAAAATAAAAGAAATAGAAATAAAAGCTCAATTCAATAAATTAGGAATAAGTAAAAAAATAGAATTTGAGGTTCTTTTTAGTATTCTGTCTCCATATTTTCTCTTTGCAGAAGAAATTTCACCAAATAATCAATTAAAATATATATTTAAACTTAAAAATGTGTAAATAATACCATGGAGTTAGATTTTACAAATGAGATTGTAGCAGGTAGACCAGGACCGAAAAGTTCTGCACAAACACCAGCAAAACCAGAAGAAAAAAAGAAAGGCTCTTCTAAGAATGAGCCTGGCTCCGCTGGCACTTCTCCAGACTCCAAACAAAAATCAAAAAAAATCCTAAAGAGACAGGACGAAAAAGACTTGGTTAAAGAAGCCAAGGGTAAAATAACTTTCAGTGAAAAAGTCACCACCTCCCTTAAAAACAAGGTTAAAGAGCACAATGAAAAACATTCTAGAAAAGTGACTCTAGGTATGCTTAAGAAGGTCTACAGAAGGGGTCTTGGTGCATTTTCTTCATCACATAGGCCAGGTCAGTCTAGAGCTGCCTGGGCCATGGCTAGAGTTAATATGTTTCTCAAAATGATGAGAGGCGGCAAAGTTAAGGAATCATATCGTAAAGCTGACCAAGATGTTGCTAGAGCTTCAGAAGAAGAACTTCCTTTCATTGAATTACAGGCAGAAACATGGAGTCCTGGAGATTTTCAAGAAAATAAAGATATTTCAAAAATAGAATTTGCACTAGCAAAAATAGATTTACTTTCCATAGGCTCAACTGTTTCTGAAATTTTAGAAGAAGAAGGTATATCAATATTTGATATAGATAGCGCTGAAGCTAAAACTTTAAATAAACCATTTAGATTACCTAAGGGGTCTAAGAAAAAATTTGGTGTTTATGTAAAAAACGATAAAGGTAATGTAGTTAAAGTTACTTTTGGTGACCCAAATATGGAAATCAAAAGAGATGATCCAGAACGTCGTAAATCATTTAGAGCTAGACACAAATGCGATACAAATCCTGGCCCCAAATACAAAGCCAGATATTGGTCTTGCAAACAATGGAGAGCTGGCAAAAAAGTAGAAGCAGAATTATCATCAGATGCTTCACTTCTTGATATTTATCCCCAACTTTCCGAAGCTCAAGTTATCGAAGAAGAAGGTTATTGATGTCTAGTCATTTCGCCACAGGATCTACTCTTTATCAAGAGTTCTTAGCGGAAAGAGAAGAAATATTAAAACTTAAGTGGATAGAATCACAAAAAGCCCAAGAAGATATAGGTTTTGAAAAAGCTTTATTAACATGGGTCAGATTACATAGAAAAGACTGGAGAGAGCACAGAAAGACTTAAAAATAGATTGACTTTTTAGTTATATGCATTAGTATTGCGTATAAATGAGAAAGAAAAGACAGTTTTCGCATACAGAAAAAGCTTTTGTCGAAGCGGAAAAAACCAAATATGGGGGTAATCCGCGAATCCCTGTTAACTATTATGATCAAAGTAAAGTTTTTGTAAACGGATGTTTTGATGTATTGCATATTGGTCATATTAGACTTTTTAAATATGCTAAAAGCTTTGCACCACACCTAGTTGTTGGTATAGATTCAGATTCTCGAGTTAAAAAACTCAAAGGAGAATCTAGACCTATCAACACAGAAGAGGACAGAAAAGAAATGTTACTATCTCTAAAATACGTAGATACAGTTGTTGTTTTTGATAACGACGATGAATTAGAAGAACTTGTATACCAATGTAATCCAGAAACTATGGTAGTTGGTGAAGAATACAAAAATAAAAAAGTAATCGGCTCAGAGCACACTAAAGAATTAAAATTTTTTAAAAAAGTAAATGGATACTCCACAACCTCAACCTTACAGAATCTTACTGATAGGTGAATCTTGCGATGATATCTATCACTATGGAACTTGTGACAGATTAAATCCAGAGGCACCAGTACCAGTACTAAAAGAAACCCATACCGAAATAAAAAAAGGTATGGCTGCAAATGTAAAACTAAACTTAGATTCATTTTGTTTAGATGTTCGACATTTAACAAATGAAGAAAAACTTGAAAAACATAGGTTAATAGACACAAGGTTTAATTGCCACGTTGCTAGATACGATGTGGGTGAATCTGATAAAGTTAAACAATTAGCTGATCATTTTCATGATTTTGATATACTTGTTATAAGTGATTATAATAAAGGGTTGATAGATCCCGAATTCGCTAGAAGACTTTGCAAAACATTTAAAAATAAAACAATTTTTGTAGATTCCAAAAAGAAAGATTTATCGTGCTTTACTAATTGTTATTTAAAAATAAATGAAAAAGAATTTAATGAATCAAAATCAATAGACCCTAGCGCAGAAACAATTGTTACGTTAGGCTCAAAGGGGGCTTTATATAAAAACAAAATATATCCAACGGACAAAACTGAAGTATTTGATGTATGTGGGGCAGGAGATGTTTTTCTTTCCTCTTTAATTTTCGGTTACTTGTATTACAATAATATTGAGAAGGCAATTAAGCTAGGTAATAAATTAGCAAGTCTGTCGGTCTCAAAAACAGGAACATACGTTTTAGAAAAAGAAGATTATGAAAGCATTATTGACAGGATATAAAGGATTTATAGGAAAAGCCTTAGAAAAAAAACTTCAAGAAATATACGATGTGGTATATTGTTTTGATATCGAAGACTGTTGGTCTCCAGAACTTGTAGCTGCTTTGACAGAGTCAGACATAGTGTTTCATGTTGGAGCTATATCAGATACATCCCTTCAAGACGAAGCGGAGATGATGACTTTTAATTATACATTTAGTAAAACTTTATTTAATCTATGTCAATCCATGAATAAGAAAGTCGTATACTCGTCTTCTGCTGCTTGCTATGGAGATGGAGTCGATGATCAAACTCCTTTAAATATTTATGGCTGGTCTAAACTTGTTGCAGAAGATTACGGTATGGCAAAATGCGATAATTTTGTAGCTTTAAGATATTTTAATGTTTACGGTCCTGGGGAATGCCACAAAGGTAAAATGGCATCAGTTGCTAACCAAGCTCATAAAAAAGGTCAATTTAGAATTTTTCAAAAAGAACCCAAAAGAGATTTTGTTTATATACAAGATGTTGTTGACGCAAATATCCATGCTATAGAAGCCCCAAAAGGAGTTTATGAAGTTGGAAGCGGAGAAGCCAGAACATTTGAAGATGTTTTAAGCATAATGGGTGTTCGCCGTAAATATCATCACCTTAGGGAGATACCAAAATGGTATCAATTTTATACAAGGTCTAATTCTGAAAAATGGATGCCAAATTGGAAACCTAAGTATACCATAGATAAAGGGTTAGTAGAATATAAAAAATATTTAGATGACGTACGTAATTGATATAGACGGAACTATTTGTTATCAAATACAGGGTGGTGATTACAAAAACTCAATACCCAAAAAAGATAGAATAAAAAAAATAAACAAACTATACGACGAAGGACATACAATCCATTTTCTAACAGCCAGAGGTATGGGTCGTTCAAATAATAACAATCCAAACCTTTTCAAAAAATTAACAGAAAAACAGTTGAAAAATTGGGGAGCAAAGTATCATAAGTTATTCATGGGTAAGCCAGCTGGTGATTTTTATATAGACGATAAAGCAATAAAAGATGAAGAATTTTTCAGAGATTAAGTTTGTTCCCAAAGGTTGGGGTTACGAAAAATGGATCGTAAACAAACACGAATACTGTGGAAAAATTTTATGGTTTGCTAAAGGCAAAAAATGCTCTTGGCATTATCACGAATTAAAAGATGAAGTGTTCTATATTAGAACAGGTAAACTTTTAGTTAGATATGGATACCATCACGAAATCGAAAAAGCAAAAGAAGTTATACTAGAACCTGGAGATAATTTTTGGGTACACACTGGCTTAGTACATCAAATGCAAGCCTTAGAGGACACAGAAATGTTCGAGTTTTCTACGCAACATTTTGATGAAGATAGTTATAGAGTAACGAAAGGAGATTAATGTTAAATCTTCCAGAAATTACTTATCTATCAATAGTAGGCAATAAGACAGATAAACCGTATTCTGACATAGATTCTATTCTAAAAATAGGTCAAAAGACTTCTAGACATATAAACTTCGGTAAGAAAATTATATACACAATAGAAGAACCAACTATAGATGTCGGTGATTTTGAAATAGAAATAATCAAAGAAATACCATACGAAAACTTCACCAAGTATGTATTAAAAAATTATTTTAAATTATTTGCCACAAAGTATATGATAAATTTTCATACCGATGGCTTTATAAGAAACCCCTCTGCTTGGGATGACAGTTTTTTAAATTTTGATTATATCGGAGCACCAATGCATCATCAAGGTTTTTTATACTGCGGGAATGGGGGATTTTCCCTTAGGTCTTATAATTTTTGCAAAAGAGTTTCTCAATTATACGAAAAACACGAATCTCTTTTTTCTGAAGAGGCTGAAGACTTAATAACATCTTTTTCCTTTAATCAAGCTTTAGTATTTGAAGGCTTTAAATACGCAGATATAAATACTTGTTCAAATTTTTCAACAGAGCATCATTCTCCAGATCAATCTAAATTATACACAAGTTTCGGCATGCATGAAATCGAAAAGTTGTTTAATGAAAAACAAAAAAACCACAGGAGAAAGTATTACAATTATATATTTAATGATTTCTCTATAAAAAAAATGATTCTAGAAGATGTCCCTTTCTATAATGAGGTAAGAAATGATTGCAGGCAAATGCTACACAATACATCTAAGTATACAAAAGAAGAATCAATAAAATGGTTTAAAGAAACAAATCCAAATTTTTATACTATAAAGATGAATGATGAAAAAATAGGTTATTTTAGAACTTCAAATGAAAATAATTTATTCTTCGTTGGTATGGATTTACATAAAAGCAAAAGAGGTTTAGGACTAGCAAAACAACTATACTATGATTTTTTTGAAATGATTGAGGAAGATGATATATACCTTCTAGTAAAAAAACAAAACAAAACAGCAATCAATCTATATAAAGATATAGGCTTTATTGAAAAGGAGATAGAAGGTTTTACTATAGATACAGAAAGCTTTCTAATGCATAAAAAATTAAAATGAAAAAAGTTATTTTAACAGGTTCAAACGGTTTCGTGGGGCATCACGTCTTAGACCATATATTAAGAAATACAGATTGGGAAATATACTGTATAGATCAATTAAGTTATTCTAGTTTTGGTTTAAAAAGATTGAGGGAAACCGCGGCTATAACAAATCCAAGAGTAAATTTCTTTTCTTTCGATTTATGTTCAAAAATTCCATTAGGTTTAGCAGAAGAAATTAAAGATGTTGACTACATACTTCACATAGCGGCAGAGTCACATGTTGATAATTCTATTTCCGACCCATCAACTTTTATTCAAAACAATGTCTCATCTACAGTAAATCTTTTAGAATTTTGCAGAACTCATGCTAAAAATTTAAAAAAGTTTATTTATTTTTCAACTGATGAGGTTTTCGGTTATGCGCCAGAAGGGGTAGCTTACAAAGAAGGAGATAGGTACAATTGTGGCAATCCATACTCTGCGAGTAAAGCTGCAGCAGAGTGCATATGTCAATCTTACGCAAATACATATAGGCTTCCGATTATAATCACGAATACAATGAATATTATTGGAGAAAGGCAACACTCTGAAAAATTTGTACCTAAAGTTATAGGTTCTATTTTAAAAGAAGAAACAATTATGGTTCACAGTTATCCAGATAAGAAAAAATCTGGCAGTCGTTATTATATTCACGCAAGAAATGTTTCAGATGCTTTTATATTTATACTAGAAAACGCAACTGAGTTTTTAGACGGGAAGGACGCTTCTTTAGGTAAATACAACATTGTAGGGACAAAAGAAGTTTCAAATTTAGATATAGTAAAAATGATCGGAGACTCTATGAATATTAAACCAAAATATGAAATGGTAGATTTTCATTCAGATAGGCCTGGCCATGATTTAAGATATTCCTTAGATGGAAGTAAATTAGAAAAATTAGGTTGGAAACCCCCAATTGATTTTGCAAACAGTTTAAAAAAGACTGTTTTATGGAACCTAAAAAACAAACATTGGTTAGAAGAATTATGATACCATTATTTAAACCCTACATACATAAAAGTTGTGGTCAATTAGTGCAAGAAGTATTAGAAAGTGGGCAACTTACAGAAGGATATTATTCAGATTTATTTGAAAAAAAGTTTTCAAAATTTATTGGTAATAAAAATATATCTCTTACAAATAGTTGCACTTCAGCTTTACATTTAGCAGCAATTGCTTGCGACCTAAAACCAGGTGACGAAGTAATCACTACTGCAATGACCTGTATGGCCACAAACGAGCCTTTCTATAATATGGGTCTTAATTTAGTTTTTGCGGACGTTGAATTAGAAACGGGTAACATATGTCCAAAATCAATAGAAAATTTAATTACACCTAAAACAAAAGCCATAGTAATCGTTCATTGGGCTGGACAACCTTGTGATATTAAAACTATTAATAAAATTGCAAAAAAACATAAATTAAAAGTAATTGAAGATGCCGCACATGCCTTAGGCTCTGTGTATAAAGGTAAAAAAATAGGAAACCATTCTGATTTTGTATGCTTTTCTTTTCAAGCTATTAAACATCTAACATGTGGAGACGGAGGCGCTATAGCCTGCAAAAGAAAAAAAGACGTAGATAGAATTAAAAAGATTAGATGGTTTGGCTTAGATAGAAAATTTAAAGGAAAGAGCAGATGGGATCAAGATATTAAAGAGTCTGGATATAAATACCACATGAATAATATAAACGCTTCTATAGGCCTAAAAAATCTAGAAGTAATAAATCATATAATCCATCAACATGTAGTCAACTCAGATTACTACGATAGTAACATTAATAATCAATATGTTAAAAAAATGGACAAACCCTTTGAAACCTTTTCTGCTAGTTGGATTTACTCTATGTTAGTTAAGGATAGAAAAAAATTCATAAAGTATATGAACAAAAACGGAATAAGCGCAGACAGAGTTCATGTCAGAAATGACACCTACTCTGTTTTTAAAAATTTTAAAAAACAAGACACCAACTTAACAATTTTTGACAATCAATTGGTCAACATACCAGTAGGATGGTGGCTTACAAAAGAAGAAGTAAATCACATAGTAAAAGTAGTAAACAATTATGAGTAAATTAATAGAAATATCAGCTCTTAAAGAATCTGAAAATTTTAAATATGTAAATTTCTCAGAAATACAAACTTGCGAATTAAAACAGTCAGAGTATCACCTAAAATTTACTCCTGGCAAAGTAGAAGTGGTAAGAGAGTCAGAAAAACTAGATAATGGCGCTAAATCTAGGTTTGGTTTTTTTGTAAATTGCTTAAAAGCTATTGGTCAATTTAATTGGAACTTTGAATGTATAGTTAATCTTTGTGACGAAGTAGAGGATTTTAATGAAAATGCTCCTAGGTTAGCTATGTCTAGAAGGTTGTCTCATAACAATATTCTAATACCCGATGCTCATTTTCCAAATGCTTCCTCTATAGCCCAAAATAACTCTTCAATTGATACTATATTTCTTTCAAAGAAAAACAAAGGAGTTTTTGCGGGAACAGATACGGGCTTATACAATGTCGCGGACAAAAATCAAAGATTCCAATTCTGCTACAATAATAGAAATTCCAGTCTAGGTAATTTTTCAATAACAAACTTCCTTCAAATCAAGAAAGAGACATTAGAAGGGTATGATTACAAATCCGTAGAAAAAGGTTTTATCACACCAGAAGAACAACTAAAATATAAATACATTTTTAACATTAGCGGTAACACGACTTGCTGGGATAGGTTGTTGTGGATTTTAGCTTCAAACTCTTTAGCTATTAGCGTAAGACCAAAACCAAATCAAACAGAACAAATGTCTTGGTATTATCAGTTTTTTGATACTTCCAATCCACTTGTTACTGTAGATGAAAATAACTGGGAGCCATTCATTAATTATTTAAACATGAATCCTGGTTATGCCAACGAATTAAATGAGAAACAAAAAATCATAGGCAGAGAATTGTGCACAGAAAATTGCCATTTAGTTTACTTGGTGCACATTTTGAATGCATACAACACAGCTTTTAATAGTAAATGAAAAAAATATGCCTAACATTTGACGATGGCTTAGAAAGTCACTACACAGTAGCAAAACCTTTATTAAAAAAACACAACCTTAAAGGCACATTTTTTATAACTTGTGAAAAAAGTCTTTGGACATCTAACATGTTAATGTTTTCTAAAAATATGGCAGAGCGAGCTTTTGATTTTAAACACCTTAAAGAGTTCGAAGAAGATGGTTTTGAAATAGGTAATCATACTTTTAGCCACATTAATTTAACTACTTTAAGCGATGAACAAATCGTACAAGAAATAAGCGCTGCCTCCAAAATGCTTTTAGCTATGGGAGTTAAGAATATTAATACTTTTTGCTACCCAGGTTACTGGACTGATTCAAGAGTAGCTAAAGTTATTGAAAACTTAGGCTTTACTCATGCAAGAACAGGCTATACTTATCAAGATGTGGGTTGGACTCAATGGGAGATAGATAAAAAACCAGATCAACCTAGACCTAAAATAAAATACCCGCAAGATTCTGAGTCAAAATTTTTAATCAAACCTAAAGGAATACTAAACCATGTTTATCGATTTGAAGAATTTAAACAAGATGTAGAAAATATGGAAGACGATGAATCTGCAGTTTTTGTTTTTCATGGATTAAAAGAAACAAGACTTAAAGAAGATTTTAAAAAAATAGTTGACTTCTTATCTAAAAACAGTAGTATAGAAACAATAAACTTTAGAGATTTACAATGAAAAATTTTATATTCAAAAGGTTCAAAAATAAACATAAGGGAGAAACCGCAGTGTTGTTTGGGTCTGGCCCAACAGCAAACGAATATAAGCCAATAGAAGGTGTTGACATAAACGTAGGATGCAATTTTATTGGCGATTTACCTCTCTTTAACCAAAGACAGCCTTCTTATGAAATGTTAGATTATTATTTTTTTGGAGATAGAGGCAGGTCAATGAATAAATTCTTTAAAGTTAAAGAGGAAAAATTCGGAGCTTCAGAAGTTAATGGCCAACCTCATCCATTACACTATTCGGACGAAGAAGTTATTTCCTTGGGAGCCTCACCAATGTCCGTTAATAATGACAACCCTGCATTTAGTTTAGATATTTCCGAAAACCCCACGCATGGGCAATCAGTCATCTTTCATGCTTTAAACTTTTTGTTTTGGGTTGGTGTTTGTAAAATATATATCGTAGGTTGTGACTGTAGTCAAAGACAGTGTTTTGACGGTAGAGAAATTATTAATAGCGGTAATGGTACTTATGATGCATATAAAGCTGGATGGATAAGTGCCAAAAATTTTATAGAAAAAAACAACTTAAACACTAAGATAATTTCAGTGAATCCGATAGGTTTAAAGGGAATGTTCGAAGAAATTTAATTATGAAAAAAATAAAATTACCAAACTCACATTTGTTATTTCAATTTTTTCCTCTTTTGGAAAGTCAAGATATTTCTTTTGATGAATTTAGAAAACAAACTCATTCTAAGTTAAAAGAGATTTATGACGAAAGCGATAAATTTATTCTCCAGAAAGAAATAGATTCAGAAGAGCATGTTAATTTTCGTTATCCTATCATGACTCCATACTATATAAAAGAAGACTTAAAGGATAAACATGTAATGCATGTAGGTTCAAGATTTGGAGAAATTTGCCAAGGTATTTCTTACTACGCTAAAGAATTAACATCTGTAGAGCGCCATGAACCAACATATACATCTGAATTAAAAAGAGACTTTAAATGCAAAAGAAATTCTGTTTATGGCGATGTTAAGGAGATAACAGATTTTTCAAATATAGATTTAATTCATTCTTGGACTTTTTACGACGAAGATATTTTTATACTTAAACATTTGTATGAAAACATCAATAAGGAAACTAATATATATTTAGGAGTTCCTCAGCAAGCAGATAAGCTATCTCATTTTTTAAATAATTTAAAAATATTTGCAGATGACACTGATTCTAAAATAGATTATGTTCCAATTTTGTGGGATGAAAGTTTTAACTATCAAAAAAAATACGACGAAGACGAAGATCATAAACCAATTCAATTCCCAATAACACAACAAACCGCAGTAACTCAGAAAACTGATTCAGCGTGGAATCCAGTTGAAATATTTGATAATCAATGTGGAATCTTTTTACTATTTAAAATTACAATTCATGAAGGAAAATAAAATACAATTAGAAAATATCGAAGAAAAGTTTAATAAAATTATTAAAAGCAAAGAGTGGGACAAACTACAAACTGCATACAATAATGCAACAAACATTTTCTTTTTTGGTCACGGAGGAAATATGGCTGTCGCAGATCACGGGGCTATAGATTCTTCAAGATTAACAAATAAAAATATTATAGCTCCAGGTAGTGCCATTACAGCTACTTCTCTCATAGCAGATACGGATTTCGATAGCTGGATGACAAATTGGATGGAAACAAGAAGCATTGGCTTAGATCCGTCAAAATGTTTAGCCGTCGGCTTTTCTTGCTCTCTTAATAATGCATCAGCAAATTGTATTGTAAATGCTTTAAATTGGGCTGACGAAAATAATATTGACACAGCAATGATTTCAGCCCAATACAATCCATGTGGCAATCCAAATATTATTAAAGTTGTTCAAGATGTTGAGTTTTATCATACGTCTGAAATTTTGTCACTAATGCTCACTTATCAACTTGTACATGGTGCTGGGTTTGACTGCCCATCTATCCTAAAAAAATGCAAGGTGAAATAAAACATGTGCCACCAGGTCTAGAAAGCCAAGATAATAACTTGGCTATAGATTTTGATGGCGTTATACATACTTTTGATAAAGGCTTTCATGACGGCACTTGTTATGGAGAGCCAATCAAAGGTGTTTATTCAGCACTAGAGTCTTTGTCTAAAAGTTATAATTTGATTATTTTCACTGCAAAGATTAAAAAAGATAGACCTTTGGTAAATGGCAAAACTGGTCTTGAGTTAGTGGAAGATTGGTTAAAAAAGCATGATTTGAAAAAATTTATATCAGAAATTACTTGTGAAAAACCTAGAGCTTGTTACTATATAGATGATAAGGCTATAGAATTTAAATCTTGGGACAAAACTCTAGAAAAAATAAATGGATAAAAAAATTACAGCAGTAATTCCTGTAAGAAAAGGTTCGGAAAGGGTTAAAAACAAAAACATAAAACCTTTTGGAAATACAAATCTATTACAATTAAAAATAGATACCTTAAAACAAGCAAAAGGTATTGATAAAATAATTGTGAATAGCGATTGCGATACAATGCTTTATATAGCTTCTCAGCGTGGAGTAGAAACATATAAAAGAGATGAGTATTTCGCCAGCTCCATAATTAACAACAGTGAATACTTTAAACATATAGCTGAAATCACACCGTCAGAGCATATTATGTATGCACCTGTTACTTGTCCTTTCGTAAGTAAAGAGACTTTTGAAAAATGTATTAAAATATATCAAAATTTAGAAGAAAAAGATAGCGTAATGACAGCGTTTGATGTGAAACATCACATGTGGTTAGACGGGCAACCAATTAATTATGATCCACAAAACGCTCCTAATAGCCAAGATTTACCAGATATACTAGGCGTACACTATGGAGTGTCTATCATTAGTAAAAAATTAATGATTGAAAACAAAAACGCCATTGGAAAGAATCCATATTTTGTTAAACTGGATGAAAAAGAGTCTGTAGATATAGATACACCTTTAGAGTTTAAATTTGCTGAATTCTTATATAATAATTCATGAAAAGAATTTTAGTTACAGGTGGTGCAGGTTTTGTGGGCACAAATTTAATAAAACGACTATTAAAAGAAAACCACGAAGTTATATCTTTAGATAATTATTCAACTGGTTACAAAGCAAATCATCAACCTGGATGCGAATATATCGAAGGAGAAATAAATCAAATAGATTTTGATAAAACTTTCGGTAAGGTAGATTTGATATATCATTTGGCCGCTTTAGCAAGAATACAACCATCATTAACCCAACCAGAACTTTTTATTAAAAATAATTTTATGGGTACTTTGAGCGTTTTAGAATACGCTAGAAAACACAATATTCAAGTAATTTACTCTGGTTCTAGTTCAAAACATCACGGGTTATACGGAAGTCCTTATGCTTGGTCTAAATATGGAGGAGAAGAGTTGTGCAAACTTTATAGTTCTGTATATAATTTAAATACCACTATTTGTAGATTTTATAATGTGTACGGGCCACATCACTTGAAAACTGGAGAATATGCAACAGTAATAGGGATTTTTGAAGACCAGTTCACGAATAATAAACCTTTGACTATTGTAGGCACAGGAGAACAGAAAAGAGACTTTACTCACATAAACGATATAGTAGATGGTTTAGTTAGATGTATTGGGCACAATTTTAAAGCAGAGATATTTGAATTGGGTAGGGGCAATAATTTTTCTATTAATGAAATTGCAAATTTATTTGGAAAAAGTTACCCAAAGATTAATATACCACAGAGAGACGGTGAATATGATTCAACTTTATGTTCTGACCCTAAAGCAAAAGAAATTTTAGATTGGTCTCCTAAAGAAAATTTAGATAATTATATTAAAAAATTTATAAAAAAATGAAAAAAGCTATAGTTACAGGTGTTACTGGTCAAGTCGGCTCTTATATGGTCGAGTTTTTACTTAAATTTACAAACGTAGAAGTTTATGGAGCTATTCGAAGATTAAGTGTCCCAAATCACCAACATATAGAACATTTAAAATCTAATCCTAAATTTCATTTAGTTGAAATGGATTTAGGTGATGAACACAGTATTAACGCTTGCATCGAAGAAATTAAACCAGATTACTTTATTAACTTTGCAGCTAATTCTTTTGTTGGTTTGAGTTGGAAGATGCCAGTCAATCATTTTCAAAATAACACAATGGGAGTTTTGCATCAATTAGAATCTATTAGAAAACACTGCCCCAAATGTCGTTATTATAACGCTGGATCTTCAGAAGAGTTTGGTGATGTAATTTATAGCCCACAAGATCTGGAACATCCATCTAGACCACGTAGTCCTTATGGTGCATCTAAGGTGGCCGCAAGACAGATTGTGAAAGTATGGAGAGATTCATATGATTTGTTTGCCGTTCAAGGTTATCTTTTTAATCACGAATCAGAGCGTCGTGGAGAAGAATTCGTAACAAGAAAAATTACAAAAGGCATTGCTAAAATTAAACAAGCGATAGAATCTGGAAATGGTTTTGAGCCAATTGAGTTAGGTAACCTAGAAGCACAAAGAGATTGGAGTCATGCAGAAGATTTTGTTAGAGCTGTTTGGTTAATGCTTAAAGAAGATAAACCTAAAGACTATCTTCTCGCTTCTGGTGAAACACATTCCGTAAAAGAATTTGTCGACCTCGCTTTTAAGTATGCAGAAATTAAAGAAGCAGAATATCACTGGACTGGTTCTGGAGAAGAAGAAGTTTTGTATTTTAAAGACAAACCAGTTGTTAAAGTAAATCCTAAGTTTTATAGACCAGCAGAGGTAGAGCTTTTATTAGGCGATCCATCGGAAGCTCAAAAAGATTTAAATTGGGAAAAATCTGTGTCCTTTGATTCTTTAGTGCGCAGGATGATCACAAATGACATTGAACAACTATAATGAATCTTATACGGTAGCGATAACTTGTTGCGATAGAGATGTTCATTATCTTAATTGGGCTTTAGATGTTTTATCGTTTCAAACTGAAACTTTTGATCATTTAATAGTTTCTGCCAATGGTTTACCTAAAAATTATTTTGATGATAAACCAAAAAAAATAAGAGTTCGGGCAAAAGAAATACCTATAAAATATATATCTGTAAAAGACAGAAAAAATCCTGGTTTCTCTAGAAATTATGCTGCCAGACATTGTAACACAAAATATATTATGTTTTGCGATATTGACGACGCATCTTATCCCACAAGACTGGAGGTTGCTAAAAAATGTATTAAAAAATACAACTTAGATATTTTTTGTCATGGACAACACGTTGCTTTGCCAAACGGACACCTTTATGAAGTGAAAAAACAAAACACTTGGCGAAACGCTGGTTTAGCTTTTACTAACTTTGCCAAATTTTCGTTGCTATGTAGTAATAATAGAACCTCTCAACCCTCTTGCCTAGAAATAGAAACCCTACGCTTTGAAGAAAAGGATAATAGAGTAAAAGGAGCCCTAATAGGTAAAAACGACTGTATTTATAGATATTTTAAAGAAGCAGGTGTTAATGTTTGTTATGGTCAAATTGTTGTTGATGTAAATAGATTTGTTAACTGCAAGTTCAGAGAGGATATTATTATAGGAGAAGATTTTGAGCTTTTGCACAGAGCTTTATCTGAAAAATATAATGTTCGTTTGTATACACAATCTTTATTAATGCATAGATTGCAAAATCACTCAAAAGCTTCCTTGAAATACAATCATGATAGAAATCACGGTAAATGGGAAATAAAAGACGATTTTCGTAAAAATTATTTACAAAACAGGCTTGACAAAAATTTGAATGTATACCATAATTGGGATTATGAAAATAGGAAGTCAGACGTCTAAAAAAGAAATACTAGGCAGATTAGTAGAAATACCTCAAAATGGCAAAAGAGCTTTTTGGTCTAGAGAAATGATGTTCTTAAAAAAACTAGAAGAAAGGTATTCTTTAGAATTCTTACAAATTGTGACTTTTCCGAAGAAATATGATAGCCTTGCTTACTTAGTATCAGACGCCCTTAAAGAAACAATGGATAAAAAGTGGAGAAATTTTAACTTTAAAGTTGACTTTTCTAAATATGACACCTATGATATAGGAAATAAAAGTGGAAAAGATTATGTTTCCAGTGATAATAAACCCAAAAATACAAAAGATTTATTTAAATGAGTGATAAAGATTCAGAAATACTAGACAAGTTCCTAAAAGATAAAAAGGGACAACATTACAACTTTGAGGAATCAGTTGATTATAAAGCATCAAGCGGATCGCTTCAGCTTGATTTAAACCTAAATGGCGGATTCGGGCCAGGGTTACACAGGTTTGTCGGAATGAATGAAGGTGGTAAAACATCAGCAGCATTAGAGGTCATGAAGAACATGCTAAATACACAAAAAGATGCAAAAGGCTTTTATATCAAAGCTGAAGGTCGTTTATCCAATGAAATGGTAGCTAGATCTGGCATTAAGTTTGTATATGACGCAAAACAATGGGTTGCTGGTACTTGTTTCGTATTTGAAAGTAATATTTATGAAGTGGTTGTTGACGGCATTAAGACTCTAGTAGAGCAAAATGAAGATAAATTTAAATACTGTTTTGTTTTAGACTCTGTTGATGGCTTAATATCGCAAGTAGATATAGATAAATCCTTCTATGATTCAAATAAAGTAGCTGGTGGAGCAGTTATTGCAGCTAATTTTATGAAGAGAATGTCAATATCTCTTGCAAAAAGGGGCCATATGGCCATTTTCATCAGTCAAGTGAGGGCAGACATCAAACTAGACCCATACTCCAAAGCTCCGATACGTCAAACGTCAGCAACAGGCGGTAATGCATTATTACACTTTGCTAATTACATTATGGAGTTTGAGCCTAGATTTAAGTCAGATATGATTCTACAAGATCCAACCAAAAAACAACCAGACCCCAAAACCAATCCAATTATTGGTCATTGGGCTAAAGTTACTATTAAAAAATCTCCAAACGAAAAAACTAATAACACTATTATGTATCCAATCAGATATGGTAGAGTTGGCGGTAAGTCTATTTGGGTAGAGAAAGAGCTTGTTGACTTATTGTATATGTGGGAATTTGTCACCAAAAAAGGTGCTTGGATTACTATTGGAGAAGAATTTAAAGAACTTGTAGCGGAAGTAGCTTCAGAGCTACCAGAGAAAGTTCAAGGAGAAGCTAATTTGTTTAAAATGGTAGAAGAAAATGAAGAGCTTTCTAAATTTTTAATAAATTATTTTAAATCCAATATTGGAGAACTTGTGTAATTATATTCAATCTCTCAGTAGGAGGTTAATAAAAGTTATGGAAATACTAAAGAAAAATAAAATTAAAGTGGGACTTGTTGTCGCGGCTATCGCGGCTTTCTTCCTTTTCGGAGGAAAAGCTGAAGCGCAAGAAATCACTGAAACGGTAAAGTCATGGGATATCGACGTTGAAGTAGGTAACTACGAAAAACGTATTGATGGCGGGCTTTACGGATCTGCAGACGCTGATTATGTTAAAGCGTCTTCAGAATTAGGAGTAATTGGTGGCTTATCGCTTGTTAGTTCAATCGAGCAAGTAAAAGCTGATGAAGAAGAGTTATATGGTACTGTTGGTACTGTTTTTTCTACTTTCATTGGTGATATCGGCACGGAACTGTTAATTACTTCTATTGATGGAGAAAATGCTTACGAGCTAGTAAGTTCTTATGCTGTTGATTTGTTTGGTATTGATTCTATTCTTTCTGTCACAACAGAAGAAGAAGGTCAATATACAGCAGATATCGCAGTAGGAACAGACCTAGACATTACTGAGCACTTTTTAGTTGCAGTTAGCTTAGAGTATGGTCAATCATTTCAATATGATGTAGATTATACTTATACATTAGCTACAATTGGCGTGCAAACAACAATAGACCATTTGACTGTATTTGCTAATTTAAATTATCTTAATAATGATTTAAATACAGCTCAAGGCACTAATGGTGATTGGGAAGAAACAGCTGATTTTGGCGTAGCCCTCAACTTTTAAGTTAATTAACTTGAAAAAAACAAAGCCCTCTCTATTATAAGTGAGGGCTTTTTTATTATGAAATTTATTACTCTATACGGCAAAGAAAAACCAATTAGAAATCCACATAGGTACAAAATCAAGTGGAACGGTAAATGTCGTAGCAAATTTCAAGCAGAAGTAAGAAAATACTTATATAAACATTGGAGATATGATGCTGTATATGAAGAGTTTAAAGTAGCTGGCACACAACTTTCTTTAGATTTTTATAATCATAGTAGAAAAATAGCTATAGAAGTACAAGGAGCTCAACATTTAAAGTTTGTTAAGCATTTTCACAAAACTAGGGCTAATTTTGTTAGACAATTACGCAGAGATGATAAAAAAATGGACTTTTGTGAGCTAAATAACATAGAACTCCTGCTTATATACCCAGATGATGAACTATCTGAAGAATATTTTTCAAAGCTTTTAGGCTAAAGTGTAAATATAGATATGAGTATGAAGAACGATCCGAGATTCAAAGATTTTGAATTACCTAAAAAAGTTTTGGATAAATTATATGAGCTATCTGGAGCATCAGAAGCGTATAAGGGTTTTATAATAGCTTATTCTACAGAAAATGGAGACCCTATTGTATACACAAAATGCGACACACAGGTCACAGAATATGCTTTAGCTAAAGCGTTAGAGACTTATTTAACAGAAGCAGAAGGCGAACCCTACGAAATAAACGAAGATTTAGAAGAAAACGGTTGACATTTTAAATATTTTATGCACTATAGGTCATATGATTTATAGCTACGAAATTGAAAAACAAGTCTTAGCCGCATTTATACAAAAGCCTCAAGCTTTTGTAGATTTCCTTTCGGTGATTAACGAAAAAGACTTTTACGACAAAAGATCCCTATTGCACAAAACATTATTTATTATTCTACGGAATGCTTCTGAAAAAAACGAAAGCATTGATGAGGTTGTTTTAGTGCAGAGAATCAAAGACTTAGGAATTAAGTTTGAAGAAGATATAAATATTCTTGATTACGTCAAGTCGCTATCAATGCGAAAGATACATTCTGAGGCTAAATTAAAATCCTCAGTACAAGAACTTAAAAAACTTACTGTCCGTAGAGAAATATCCAGCACGGCAGAAAAGTTATCAGAACAGATGAAGTCTATTAATACGGACGTACCCTATCTGAAAATTATTGAAACAGCAGATGAAATTTACAATGAGAAGATAAACTTATTTGAAGTGGGTGATGATGTACCACTAAATATTTACGAAGAGATGGAGGATTTTATCGAGGAGCGTGGTAACAATCCTATTGAAGAGTTTGGCATGATGGGTCCACACCCAAAGACAAACGAGATATATGGCTCCTTATTACGTCCAGGAAATATTACAGTTATTGTGGCTCGCTCTGGCGTTGGTAAAACACAGTTCTGTATGCACTATGCAACCAGAGTAGCGGAAAAATATGATGTTCCTGTTTTGCATTTTGATAACGGAGAGATGAGTAAAGAGGAACTTATTATCCGTCAATGTGCCGCGATGTCTGGAGTTCCATCTCATTTATTAGAGAGTGGTAAGTGGCGACAAGCGGGAGAAGATACCGTGAATAAAGTTCGCTCTGTATGGAATAAAATCAAAAAGCTTAAATTTTATTACTATAATGTCGGTGGAATGGATGTTGATTCTATGATAAATACCTTAAAAAGATTTTATTATTCTCAAGTAGGTCGTGGCAACAATATGGTTTTCTCTTTTGATTATATTAAGACGTCATCAGACGGAATCAGCGGAAACAAAAATGAATGGCAACTCGTTGGTGAAATGGTAGACAAATTTAAAAAATGTATTCAAAAAGAAATACTAGAAGATGGCGCTCCTGTTATCCCAATGATTACTTCGGTTCAATCTAATCGTAGTGGTATTACCACAAATCGTAATGCTCAAAATATTGTAGACGATGAATCTATTGTTTCTCTATCAGACCGAATCACACAATTTTGTTCCCATATGTTTATTTTGCGTCAAAAAACCCATGACGAGATGGCTGATGAAGGTTCGCACTTTGGGACTCATAAGTTAGTAAACGTAAAAGCTCGACACTTAGGTAAAGATATTGCAGGTGCTTGTGAACCCGTACAAGTTGGAGACAACTTAAGAAAGAATTTTTTAAATTTAGAGTTTAAGAATTTTAATATAACTGAGTGCGGAGATCTTAGGGATATTGTTGCTTTCCGAGATAGCGGTGGAGAGTTAATTAGTACAGAACAAAACGACCTACCTTCATTTGATGACCTATAGAGATAAATTAGAAAAACTTGGGTATAATCTTCAAGACTGCGGAAATCATTGGAGAACTCGTGCTATATATAGAAATGGAAAAACTCAAACTTCTGTTATTATATATAAAGATACTGGAGTATGGAAAGACTTTGGTGGCGACAATCAAGCCAAGCCATTCAACGCTTTAGTTAAGGAAACTCTCAAGACAGAAGACTTTAATATTCTTAAAGAGTATTTGGTAGACAGCCCTACAGAATACAAACCAAACGAACCAAAGCAAGAAAAAATAGAAATGGAAAAAGTATACCCCGAATCACAACTAAGTAAGCTTTTACCAATGTATAATTTCTATGAGAAAAAAGGCATCTCACAAGAAACACAAAAGTTGTTTAAATGTGGTTATGCTGGTGGAGGCAAAATGTATCGGAGGGTAGTTTTTCCTATTTACAATTTAGACAATCAGAAACACGGGTTTTCTGGCAGAACAGTTGTTGAAGCAGATAATATTCCTAAATGGAAACACATGGGTCGTAAAAATAATTGGGTATACCCACACCATCTTGCCTACAAAACTATAGACGAAACTAGCGAAGTTATATTGGTAGAGAGTATTGGTGATTGTATGGCTTTGCACGAAGCTGGTTTTAAAAATGTTTTGATGTTGGCGGGATTGGATGCCTCAACAAAATTAATTTCTTATTTGAATTCTTTTAATTTAGAAAGAATTATTATCGCCACAAACAACGATAATAGCAAAGAGTTAAACTCTGGTGCTATGGCTTCAATAAAAAATGCAGCTAAACTCGCTACGGTTTTTGATCTTTCTTTAATTAAAATTAATCCACCATTGGATAATGATTTTGGAGATATGCTTCAACATGATACAGGATTAAATAATTCGTTTGGTCAGTGGTATGAACGAAAAGATAAGTGGTGCATGGGCGATCAAAAATTTCAAGAATATATACTCAAACAAATAAACCAAAATGACCAACTCAAAAAAAATACACACTGCAAAAAATTAATAAAAATTTTAAAAAATGGAAGTTAAACTATCAGCAAGTCGTATTAAGACAGCGCAATCCTGCAGTTGGATATACTGGAACAAATACAAACAAAAATTACCAGATACTAATAATGATGGCGCTCGTCGTGGTACTGTTTGTCATAATGTTTTTGAATTTTTGTCAAAACAAAAAACCAAAACTCAGTTCAATAAGATAGTAAAAGCCAAAGACCCTTTTGCCTCTAAATCAGTAGAAGAATTAATTATGTCTGACGCCACAGAGCTTGGTGTTACAGATGAAGATAATATGACACTTATCAAACAAATGATTCTCAATGGTTTGAGTTGCAACTTTCATGGAGAAGATTTAGGTATACCAGATGAAGCTCACGCAGAGTTAGATTTTGATATAGAAAAAAATGGTTATCATATAAGAGGATTTATAGACCAGTTGTTTTTGTATAAAGATAAAAAGATTGCAATTATACGAGACTATAAAACTAGTAAAAAAATGTTTGAAGGGAAAGAGAAAGAAGACAATCTTCAAGATTATATGTATTGTTTAGCTGTTAGTCATTTATTTCCAGAATATGTTAATCGAACATCAGAGTTTATGTTTTTAAAATTTGATTTAAAGAAAAACGGATTAATGAAAATGAAGCCAATTGACGATGATGACTTAGAAGGTTTTGAAATGCAGTTAGCTTCAATACAAGAATATTTAGAAAATTTTAATGAACGAGATGCTAAATCTAATTTCGCAGCGGATAAAGGTTTTCCAGATGACGGTTCTTTTGGGGGTAAGTTACAATGTGGATTTGCCAAAGAAAAAGGTCAACTTAAAAAAGATGGTTCACTAATGTGGCACTGTCCATATAAATTTGATTTTTGGTATGTGACAATTTTAAACGAAGAAGGGGAGTTTCATTCATCATGCTTCCAAGACGAATTTGAAAAAAATATGGTTCCCGAAGGAGGTAGTCATTCAATCAAACATTACGGAGGATGCCCCAAACATAAATGAAAAAATTCTTAGTTACAGAATCGCAACTAGAAAGAGCTAAAAAGCTTTTTGATTTTAAAGAGTTGAATAACAGCATTACCAAAGGAGAAGGTAATTTAGCAGGCGCTGTTGGTGAGATCATAGTAAAAGACGCATACAAAGGAAGCGGAGAAAATACTTATGATTATGACACAATAATTAAAGATTATAAAATAGATATAAAAACAAAAAAATTCTCCGATCAATTTGCCCCCAATGAAAATTGGAATTTAAATGTTTCCGACTACAATACAAAACAAAAATGTGATGCTTATTGCTTTGTTGGTGTTAATGAATCAAACACTATAGTGTACGTTTATGGCTTTATGAAAAAGAAAGACTTCTATGATAAAGCTACTTTCGGCAAGAAAGGTCAGATAGATCCTAAGGGGAACGGCAAATGGAAATTTAAATCCGACTGTTATAACATTTTAATTAAAGATTTGTTAATATAGAGCTTGACAAATCTCATACACGGTCTATATTTATGTGTATGATTCCATTATTTAAAACTCATTCATCAATCGGAAAAAGCATACTGCGTATTGATGACATATTAAGAATCTCAGAGAATGAAAAACTTGAACAAGTTTTTATTGTAGAAGATTCAATGACATGCTTCCCAGAAGCCTTCAGAAAACTAGGATCAAAACTTAGGTTTGGTTTAAGATTTTCTATATACAACAATGATCACAGCGAAGAATCAGAAAGCAAAATGATTGCTTTCGCTAACGGTGATGCAGGCGCCAAAGAAATGTATTCTTTGTTTACTCAGCAGTTTGATTCAAAAATCACAAGACCTTGGGATTCAACAAAGGAATTAAAGTATGTTGTGCCTTTTTACGATTCTTTTATACATAAAAATTTAACAAGCTTTTCTAATTGTATTGTTGATTTGCCGTCTGATATTCATTTCTTATTGGAAGACAACAATCTTCCTTTTGATTCTCTAATTAAGGACAAGATTTTATCGTATTGTCAAAATAACAAAAATGACACTATTACTGCTAAATCTATTTATTACGAAAACAAAGAGGATGTTGAAGCATTTCAAACCTACAAAATGATTTGTAATCGTAGGCCAGGGAGAAGTTTTGATTTGTCTAATCCAGGACTAGATCATTTTGGTAGTAATCGTTTTTGTGTGGAAGCTTGGAAGGAGGATAAATAATTATGGAAGACTTATTAAGATTTAATTTTAAACAAAAATATGTTGTATTCGATACAGAAACAGAAGGTTTAAACTTAATTACCTCTAAGCCTTGGCAGATAGCTTGGATTGAATGTGAAGGTAATAAAATTATCAAAAAACATAATCGCTTTATCAAATGGGATAATCTAAATGTTTCTCCAGAGGCAGCACGAGTCACTGGATTTAATCGTGAGCATTATGAATCAGTTGCCGAAGATCCATCAGATGTTTGGAAAGATTTTGAAAAAGTTCTTTATGATGATGATACTATCATAGTTGGTCAAAATATTCTTGGTTATGACATTTATATATTAAATGTTTGGCTTAAAAAAATAGGCATAAAAATAAGCCATGAAAATTACATCAATCGTTGCTTTGATACAAAAGCTATGGCTATGGCAATTGCTAAAGGCAATAAAAATCCAGATAAAGAAGATTTGATTGCTTGGCAGTTAAAATATTTAAATTACAGAGAGCGAGGATTAAAAACTAATCAAAAATATTTATTAGAGCATTATAATATTGACTTTGATGAAAAGAAACTGCATGATGCTTTATACGATATAGAAAAGAACTTTGAAATATTTCAAAAACAATTATGGGAATTAGAAATTTAGAATCATTTAAACAACCAATGCCTGTTGGTGTTAGATTGCCCGAAATTGAGGTTAAAAGACGAGTTTATTCTGAATTAGACCTCGACCCTCAATCTTCCAACTTCGACCTTCTGAGGGCATTATGCCTTCGTGGCGTCGAGCAAAGAGGTATTGATAAATTAGAAAATAAAAAAGAATATTACGATCGAGTCAAAATGGAGCTTTCTATTTTGAAAGAACTGGGGTTTATTGACTATATTCTTTTAAATTGGGATATTCTTAATTATTGCCATGAAAACGAAATACCTACTGGCCCAGGTCGTGGTTCGGCTGCTGGCTCTTTAGTTCTTTATTTACTTAAAGTCACCAATATCGATCCAATTAAATATGATTTATTCTTTGAGAGATTCGTATCCAAAAGTCGTGCTAAGAAAACTATTGTTGACGGTATTACATACCTAGATGGTTCATTACTTGCTGATGTCGATAACGATATTAGCTATGATCGTAGACAAGAAGTTATTAAATATATTGAGGATCAGCATAAAGGTAGAACTTGTAAAATTTTAACTTTAAATACATTAAGTAGTAAATTATGTGTAAAAGAGTGCGGTAAAATTGTCGGTTCAATGTCAGAGGAAGAAGTTAATGATATTAGCGCCTCAATACCTAAACAGTTCGGAAAGGTGTTTAAGCTTGATAAAGCTTATGACGAAAGCGAAAAACTAAAAAAGTTTTGTGACGACAATCCAAGGATTTTTGAAATTGCCAGAAAACTAGAAGGATTAAATAAGAACACTGGCGTTCACCCATCGGGCATTGCTATTAGCTTCTACAATATTGAAGAGGTTATGCCAATGCAAAAAACAAATGACGGAAATTATGTATCGGGTTATGATATGAATGACGTCGCTTCGTTGATGGTAAAATTTGACATCTTAGGTCTAAGAACACTTTCTGTTGTGCATGATACTTGCCAACAGTTAGGTTTGGATATGAATGATATAGATGTTGAATCACCAAGCATATATGAAAACTTCAAATTCATTGAGGCACCGAAAGGTCTCTTCCAAATTGAAGCGGACACAAATTTTAAAGTCTGCAAAAAAGTCTCTCCAAGAAATCTGGACGAGCTTTCTTCTGTTGTGGCTATTGCTAGGCCTGGAGCTTTGGATTATCTGGATACCTATGCATCTTATATTAAAACTAGTGTCTTTCAGTCCGTTAATGAGTATTATGATGATATCCTCAGTTATACTGGCGGTATCCCTCTCTATCAAGAACAGTTAATGAAAATGGCTGTTAAGGTTGGTTTCACTCTTGATGAAGCGGAACAACTTAGGCGTATTGTCGGTAAGAAAAAAGTAGATCAAATGCCTATATGGAAAGCTAAGATTGAGAAAAAGATTGAAGAAAATAATTTAAGTAAACAAGTCGGAGATGTTCTTTGGAAGGTCGCTGAAGATTCAGCCAACTATTCATTTAATAAGTCGCACTCAATTAGTTATGCCACACTAGCTGCAATTACGACTTACCTTAAATTTAATCACCCTAAAGAGTTCTTTTTAAGTTTATTAAAGATGACTAAGCATGAGCCAGATTCTCACTCAGAAATTGCTCTAATAAATCAAGAGTTATGTCTTTTTGATATGAAGCTTTTGCCACCCGACCTCTCAAAATCAGATGTAGAGTTTTCAATCGAAGGTAAAAACATCCGTTACGGCATCAATAGTATCAAAGGTGTTTCTGAAAAAACATTAGAGAATGTAGTAGATTTTAGAAAATCAGAATTGATTGAGCAAACCAAATACGACATCTTTATATCAGCTAAACAGTCTGGGATCAACATTGGCGTTTTGTCTGGTTTGATTCAAGGTGGAATGGTTGATACATTTTGTGATTCACAAAACAGAATACCAAATCGCTGTCGATTAGTTTTAGAAGCTCAAGCATTCAACATTCTTACAGAAAGAGAAAAACGCAACTTTATAGCATTAGGTGAGAAGTTTAATTATGATATTTTAAATTCTATCGCTTATGTTAAAAAAGAGTCTTTACCTGCTGATGACGGGAAGCCTTTAATGAAGGAATCTAGATTCCAAACTTTTAAGAAAAAGTATGACGGATACAAATCTATTTATGACAAAAATAAAAATCATTTAGTTTTTGCCAACTGGTTCTTTGAAAGAAAATATTTAGGGTATAGTCATTCTAGCGATATCAAAGATGTGTTTCAAGACACAGACAATCTAGTTGACAGTTTAGAATTAAAATCAATACCACAAAATGACAAAGTTAAATTCGTAGGAGTAGTTAAAGACTGTGTATCTAGAACAAGTCGTGCTGGCAATAAATACATGAGAATTGAAATACAAGATGATTACGGCACGGTTAATTTTATGCTTATGGATAATCGTAGATCAGCGACTCTTTCAGAGTATTTAAACAATGGAGGCAAAAAACCCAAAGAAGAACAAATTGTCTTTGTTTACGGAGCTAAAGGTGAAGACATAATCTTTGGTGATAAAATTACAATTCTTGACGAAAAAATTTACACAAGATTATCAGAAATTAAATGAGCAATTTTAAAAAATATAACCTAACACCATCAGCGAAAAACGCTTTAAAAAAAGCTAGAAAAAAAGCGGACGATAGCCGTCAATTAAAAGTCGTAGACTTCCATCTACTTTGGGCGATTCTACAAGTAGAACACAAAACAATTGATTATTGTTTTGATTCAAGTGCATTAATCAAAGAGGGCTTCTGTAAAGCCATGGATTTGATTATCTCTGAATACACAGAGCCCAAAAGAAAACATAGAATCTTTGCTCCAGAAATTTATGAAATTTTAGATTATGCTCAAAAAATTTCTAAAAAAAGTAAGGATGAGTATATTGGTATAGATCATATCCTTTTATCTATACTCGAAACTAGAGATGAGATATCAACTTTTATATCTGCTCTTGGAGTTGATTTAGCTGCATTTATTGCAATGCTTTCATTGTCAATGAAAGAAGGAGTTTCTTTTATAGAGCCAATTCCTACTCAACCAGCTCAATCAATATCTAATAAAAAATCAATATCTAAGACCTTGGAAGAGTCCTGCGAAAACATAAATGAAAGAATAAAAGATAGAGGCACTTTTGAAATTTTTGGCAGAGATTCAGAAACTCAAAGAGCCTTTGAAATCTTGTTAAAAAAGAATAAATCAAATGTCGTTTTAGTTGGAGAAGCTGGAGTTGGTAAAACAGCGATTGTTGAGGGTCTTGTAGAAAGAATTTTGCAGTCAAAATGTCCAAAGTCATTGAAAAATAAAAAAGTTTATTCCTTAGATATGACTTCCCTATTAGCTGGCACAATGTACAGAGGTCAGATGGAGGAAAAAGTTAAAGCTATTATTGAAACAGCTTCTGAAGACGAGCATTGTATTCTCTTTATTGATGAGATTCATACCATCATTGGAGCAGGCAGTTCTGAAGGTAGCTTGGATTTAGCAAATATACTTAAGCCTGCCCTTTCTCGTGGAGATGTTTCCTGTATAGGAGCTACAACAAACGATGAATACAACAAATACTTTAAAGGAGATTCTGCTTTAAATCGCCGTTTTGAGAAAATAGAAATACTAGAACCAACAAAAGAACAAACATTAGAGCTTTTACAGAAAGCTAAAGTGTCTTATGAAAAATTTCACAATGTAAAATTTAAAAAAGAAATTTTAAAAATTATAGTAGACCTATGCTCTGAATTCCAAACTGACAAAAAGTTTCCAGACAAAGCTTTTGATATAATTGATGAAGCTGGAGTTAAAGGGAAAATGGAAAATGATGAAAACAAATCAGCTTTAAGTATTGACAAATCGATTATATATGATATATTTGCATCTAAATTCAACACAACAATAGAAAAGATCAAAAGCAAAGATATACACATCCCTGGAAAAATAGGATTTTAATTATGAGAAAAGTAAACCGTATAGTAAATACAATGAAAAAAAGCGGGGGTCGATTCTTCGGCCTTCGGACCAAAAGCGGAAACAGCTATAATGCTCAATTCGTTAAGGAGACTCCCAATTATGTGGTTATCCATGATCGAAACGCCCAACAGCAACGAAAATTTGCTAAAACCAGTCTTTCTGGTTTGAATATGGGTGAAATTCGTATCTAAATATCAAGGCGGTAGAAATACCGCCTTTTTTGTGTAATATATTCTATGGACTTTAAGGAAATTGCGTACAACTCGCCTCTAATATCAGCAGGAGTGAAAAAAGACTTTGTGGCTGTTGATTCTATAGAATCTGGACTTCTTCAAACAATACATACAGAAGATCCTTTAATAAGTGGTTTTGGTGAAATATTAAATATGAAACAAGTTCATCAAAGCTTTTTTTATGATACCTTCGCTTTAGATTTTGAAAATAGCAGAAAAATGATCAAAATTAGCTATATTACTGGTACCGATAGCATTGGAATGGAAAAAATTGCAATAAGCAATTTGCCAACAGGAGTTAGTGGTCTTTCATTGGTTTCCCCAACAGTTATATCATCAAACACAGGAGAATTACCTCATTATCTTTGTACAACATTTGAAAATGGTTATTCTTTTGAAGATTTTGATAGTGATGATTTAAATTATAACCTAGGCACTTTTTGTAATACCTTAGATACAATACATGAATCAAGTGTTGATAATTTGCCAACTTTATCAGATATGCATGATATTCATGCATCAGTTGTTGGCTTTATCGAAGAAGATATTGATATTGAATCGAATATGGTTACATATTTTGGATTTAGCGCTTTTGATATAGAGAATATACTTAAGAAAAACAAAGAATTTATAGATCAGAACTATACAGTAAGCACTAATGTTTTTAGTCATTTTGATATTAAAAAATCTTCTATTCTATATAGAGACGATATGATAAAAATTATTAACTTTGAAAATTCTTATTGCTTGGATTTATTTACTAGTTTACAAAAAACGGCATATAATCTTAATTTTAATTACGCAAAAAACTATTTAATAAATTTTTTAAAAAAATATTTTAAATCTTCTGACATTGTTTCTTCTTTTAATGAAAAAACTTTTATAGCTAAGTATTTTGAAAAAGAAAAAGTAAACGCACTAATTATAGCCAATGATTTAATTAGTAGGCATTTGTTTTTAATTGCAACAGAGGGGCTTTCGGATTTAGAAAAATTTTATCAAAATTACGAAATATACAAACAAGTAAAGCCATTTCTGTTAGAAATGCATCCAGAACATACTGAATCTTTTCAGCAGATGTTTATGTATATGTTCCCAAATTATGTTGAAAAGGAACGACAATATGAAGAAATAGAAGAGGCTTAATAGCTCCAATCTGAATCTCCAAATAATTCATAAGGTTGCTCCAACCATTCTTTATCCCATATTGCGTTTTCTGCAACTTCCCATTTCGGGATATTTTTGATAGCTTCAATACTACTCAATGATTCTGGAATCCATTTTAATCTATTATTTGGATAAATAGCTACTTGACCATTCTTCAACTTAATTACATTCATTTCTTTGTGTTCATCAAGCAAATCAGAATCGCCAACATCTAAGTACCCCAAAGATTGTTTTTCTGGTATGCAGTCTATAGTAAACCAGTAATTCCCTTCTTGAAAATCACCATCTCCCATGTTGACCAACATAGGAACGTCTGCTAATTGTGCTTTGTGAAATAATTCTATATCATTTGATAAACATTCCCACATTTGCACGTCAACTAAATCTAGTTTTTCGTGATCTTTTTCTGGTGTTTTCCAGTATAAGCAGTCTAATCTAACCTTATCGTAACAAGCGCAAAAGCCATCAACCCATACTTGAAAACAAAAAGGTCTACCTCTTAATGCCCTAACTGAAACTAACCATGCTGGTTCAAATTCTTTCTCAGAACCACCCCACATATCTTTCCTTATAAAAACCCTAGTTTTGGGTAAATTAATATTCCTTGGCATATAGAATTTTACACTTTTTATCTTATAATCATCCAATATGCAATATAATCTTTACAAACCTAATTCAAAAAACACTGGATGTGCTTTCTCTTTCAAGATAATCGATCAAGACAAAGAAGGTAATTCAGTTAAACCTACATTCTTAATTCAATCTATTAAGCAAGCAGGATGGAATGCTCAAAAAAGAACAGGATCATTTAGTGATAATGCTAAAAATCCAGAAAAAAACATTTACTGCAAAATCAATGAGAATGAAGTAGGAGCTATCATAAATTCAATTGAAAGATATACAGAATTTTCAGCTTTTCACACATATAACGAAGACAAAACAACCATTTCATTTAAGCCTTACGAAAAAACTAATGGCACAAAAGCTTTTTCTCTTGGAGTAATTAAAAACTCTACTTTAAAATTTGGCATTGGCATCGAGCTTGGCGAAGCGAGAGCTTTAAAAGTTTTATTAGAAATGTACCTAAGAAAGTTGTTTGAGTTTTAATGAAAACAGTTTTATTCCACTCTAATAACTCCAAAGCTTTTACTGGTTTTGGTAAAAATTGTAAAAACATTTTAAAATACTTGCAAAAAACTGGCAAGTATAAAATTGTTGAGTTTTGTAATGGCTCTCAATGGGGTCACCCATCAGTTAAAACAAAACCTTGGATTTGCCAAGGTTCTTTACCAAATAACCCAGCTTTAATTCAACAAGCTAATTCTGACCCACATAAAGGAAGAGTTGCTGGATACGGAGGCATGATGATTGACTCAGCAATCAAAGAATACAAACCAGATGTTTATATTGGAGTAGAAGATATTTGGGCTTTCGATAAATTTTGGGACAAGCCTTGGTGGAATAAAATAAATCATATGATTTGGACTACTTTAGACAGCCAACCAATTTTACCTCAAGCATTAGAGGCCGCACCTAAAACAAAAAACTTTTATGTATGGTCTTCCTTTGCTGAAAGAGATTTAAAAAACATGGGTGAAGAACATGTTGGTACATTGCATGGAACTGTAAACACGGATGATTTTCATAGACTTTCAAATACAGAAAGAAAAAATTTAAGACAAAAGTTTGGCCTCACTGATGAATTCATTATTGGATTTGTTTTCAGAAATCAACTAAGAAAAAGTGTGCCAAATATGTTGGATGGATTTAAGATATTTAAAAAAGATTGTGCTAAAGCAAAACTTCTTTTACATACTCATTGGTCTGAAGGTTGGGATATTCCTAGGCTTTTAAAAGAAAAAAATATTGATCCACAAGATATTCTTACAACTTACTTTTGTAAATCTTGCGGAGAGTATGAGATAAAACCTTTTTGTGGTCAAGAGCAAAATTGCAAATACTGTGGCTCTGAGAAATCAGTAAATACAACTAATGTAGGTGCAGGGGTTGATGAAGAACAATTAAACGAAATATATAATTTACTAGATGTGTACTGCCATCCTTTTACAAGTGGCGGTATGGAAATTCCAATTTTTGAAGCTAAACTAACAGAATTAATAACATTGGTTACTAGTTATTCTTGTGGCGAGGATTCTTGTACGTCAGAAAGCGGTGGCATGCCTCTTGATTGGGCTGAGTATAGAGAACCAGGAACTCAGTTTATTAAAGCTTCTACATACGCTTCTAGTATTGCAAAACAATTGAAAAAAGTTTGGCAAATGAAACCTAGCAAAAGATTAGAAATTGGTCGTAAGGGCAGAGATTTTACAATTAAAAATTATTCCATAGAAGCTGTGGGCAAAAAGCTAGAATCAATTATAGATAATATGCCAGATATAGACTATGATTTTAATTGGGAAGAAGAATCTAATAAAGGTAAAATTAAATTTGAAGACTTGTTAGATGAGGGTAAAAGGATAGCTATCGTACTGCCACAGTCTGCTGGAGATGTGCTACTCTTAAATAGCCTTTTAGACAACTTGAAAGAATTATATCCAGAATATGATATTTATACATTTACAATGCCTCAGTATTTTTCTTATTTAGAGGATCATCCAGCAGTGCATAAAGTTTTACCCTTTTCCTCAGAAATAGATAACTTGCATTTTTTGGAAGGCAGAGGTAGTCACAAAGGTTTTTTTGATATAGCTTTTTTGCCCCATATTGGGACACAAAAAGAACACAATTATCACCACAACGGGAAAGATAGATTACAATTTAAATTATGAGTCACTTAGTAGAAGTTTACGCAAAAGATTTAGGAGTTAAGGTTGGCAAACCAAAAATTCAAAAACATTATTATCCAGTAATACATGAAAAATATATTACTTTCCACATGGATACAGATGTTCAACCCAAACAATATGATTATTGGGATGTTTGTCTTGGTCTATTAGGCCCTAAATTAAAAGAGTTAGGTTATAAGATAATTCAAGTAGGAGGCCCCAAGGCTGAACCTATTCAAGGTGTTGACGAGTTATTTAATCGATGCACCTACAGACAAACAAATTATATTATTAGTAAATCAAAATTACATTTAGGCATAGATAGTTTACCAGTTCATATTGCAAGTGCTTTTGGTATACCTATCGTTTCTCTTTATTCTCACACATACAAAGAAACCTGTTATCCATATTGGAGTGATCCAGAAAAGGTTTCATTACTATCTCCAAATTTTGAAGAAATTAAACCATCTTTTGCTGACCAAGAGCCAGTAAAAAGAATTAATGAGGTGAAACCAGAATCTTTAGCCCAAGCGGTTTTAGATAAACTAAATATTGATTTTAAAATTCCATTCAAAACAGTAAGAGCGGGTGCTTTATATAACGCTCCTCTTGTAGAGATTGTCCCAAACTTTTTTGCTTATTCAAAAGAACTGCATAATCGTCCAGTAAATATTAGAGGTGACCTACATTTTGATTTAAACAATATTATTAACTGGTGCAGAATGTGTTTATCTCATTTAGTTATTGACGAAGAACTAATGGATGAACATTTAAATGCTATCAAACAAACCACAAAAAGAATAACTTTTAAAATAAAAGATTTGAATAAAGATTACTCTGATTTTTTTAAAAAAATTAAAAAAAACAAAATAGAACTTGTAGTTTTAGCTAAAAAAGAAGAAGACCTCAAAGATTTAAGACTAAAATACTTTGATTATCTTGTTGATTTAGAAATTCAAGGTCAAGAAGTGTCAGAAATATCTGATAAAACAAAATTTTTCTGCAAAAAACGTTTTATTTCTCAAGGAAAGGTGTTTAATTCTCGTTTATCTGCGAATTCGCTTGACAATAGTGAAAAGTTTGTATTAAATGATACTTCAAAACAAGAATTAGAAAGTTTATATTTATATGAGTAATCCAGAAAAATACAAAAGAAACGAACATGGTCTACTAGAATCAGTTGATTATGTTTTTAATGAAGACGGCTCTGTCAATTGGAGAGCTATGATTAAATCAGATCATTTATATCCTAATAAGGATTATTTCGAATTTCGTAAGATGCCTGTTCCCAAATCAGTAGATGGTTTAGACGATAGCCAATTACTTATTAAGTTAAGCGGTATCAAAGAGTTAGCTAGACTACGTGGTTTCCACAATGTTACATATGATATTGCAGAATCCTCAGATGAACGTGTTGTTACTCAGTGTATGATTAGTTGGATTGAAAATTACGAAAGCAATGGCACACAAACTTTTGCTTCTATTGCAAATGCTACAACAAATAACACAAACGGTTTCGCTGCAAAATTCTTAGAATGTATTGCTGAAAATCGTGCTTTTGTACGTTGTGTCCGTAATTTTTTAAATATTCACATTGTTGGCGCTGATGAGATAGATTCTTCTAAAGACAAAGCTCCAATTCAAACAAATTCGCCTTCTACAGCTAAAGATATTAGCCCACAAGGCATTTTAAGAGAAAAAGCAGGTCTTACCTTTGTAGACTTCAAAAACAAACTTAGAGAGCTTTATAAGAGTGAAGATTATACAAACGATCCAGAAATTATTAAATCTTGGGAAGAATATAAAGATATTCCTGCCAAAGAGTGTCGTAAACTATTGAAGTTATTATGATTTCTAAAGTAAAGGGTTTTTGGGTAGAAAGCTTTCTGTCAAATCGGAAGGCTTTTTACCTAGAAGTTGTTAGTTTTGTGTTTGCTGTTTCTGCTTCTTTATACTTAGCTATAACTGCGGACAATCCAACAATGGAGCTTGTGTATCCAATATTTTTTATAGCAGCTCTAGCGTCAACCTTGGCTCATTATGAACGTAAAGTAGCTTTCCCAATGTTGCTTACTATTTATTTTTGTTTTGTAAATATGTTTGGATTTGGTAGAGCCTGTGGTTTTTGGTAAAATGATAAAAAGAGTACAGCATATTTCAGAAGTACAAGAGTGCTTTGATAATTGGGCAATCAATCAAAAAGAATGGAACGATAAATTTCATTCTGAAAATAAGTTTTCTAAATTTGGACTACCTTTTGATGTGAATTGTTTGCAGTCTTTTTGGTCTAATCAATATCATTGGAACTCTTGTTATGCCTTGATACATAAAACAGATGATGTTTTAGATGGTTTTATTTGGTGGATTATGGGGTTAGATGAAAAAATAAACAAAAGAACATTTACGGAGTATGTTTGGTTTTCAAATAATCCAAAAATATCTATAAAATTATTTAAAGAAAGCATTAAATATGCAAAAGCTAATAATTTTGATATTATTAATGTAGGAAATATTAACGACGATCCAAAATTAAAAAAATTTTATAAAAAAAATGGGTTTAATTTAGCTACGGAATATAGATATAAAATCCTTAAGAACTAAATTCTCTAAATAAAATTTTGTTCGAAGTCTTGTCGTAAGTTACAGTTATCATAGCTTCATTGCTATTACTTTTACTAACCGCACCTGCTGATGTTGCAGCAGTAGCTACTGTAGCATTATTTTGAGCGTCTCTTACCCTTACAGAGCTACTTGTTCTTTGATCAATTGTCATTGACCATTCGTCATCCATACCTATTCCATCTGCTATTCCAGTATCTATTCTGAATTCTACTTCACCAGCAGTATGTGAGACAACAAATGTTTCATCATTAAATTGCAAATCAGATAATCCAGATTCTCTTGAAATATAAATATGACATTCTCCAGTAAGTTTTAAATTACCTTGACTAACTAATGCAGATGTTTTTGAATTAGTTGGTTCTACATTTGGGTGGTCATCATTAAAATCTGGAAATCCAGTAAACATTCTACCACTAAATACATGTTCGTCCAACCTAAAGCTTCCAAATGGATTATTTAAATTTTTATGAGAAGCTAGTTGTCCAGTTTGCATATTAAGAATCGGCCCTAATTGTGAATATGGTATAGCTGAATAAAAAATCATTCCAGTGTTCGAATCAATATCGTTGTTAGTAAATATAAATTCTCTTTGATATATTCCAAGCCCGCCATTTCCTCCAGAAAAACCAGTTTCAATTCTTAAATTAACATCTCTTTCAAATGCGAAATCATCAGAATAAGGATTAAAAGTAAAACCACTTTGACTACCAGTAAAGAATTTTACTGAGACTATATTTTGGTGTCCACTAAAAAATCCTTCCATTGTAGTAGAGCTAGTAGTTGCTGTGGTTTCTCCCAAAGTAGTAATCGCTACATTTCCATAATCCGTTGGGTCATCTACATTTCCTCCAGAATTAGTAAGGTACCAACCAGTTTCTCCATCAATAAAGTTACCGTTACTATCTACACCTGTGTAATGACTGAACCCTGTAAAGATTATTCCCGTTGGATATCTATAAATTAAAGGATTAGAATGTTGAAAATCTATTGTTACGACAGATTCGTTTTCAAATTCTTCACCAAACTCAAGTCCCGCATTGAATCCACTATAAAGAGGAACACCACTAATTTTTCCTTCTGGTATGATTATCTCCTCTCTATGTTCTCCACTTTCAAAATCAGCAAAGTTATCAATATCTGATACAAAAGCATCAAACCCAATACCATCTCTAAAAGGACTCATATTTAAAATTAAATCTTCCGTATATTTGTTTCCACTTATGCCGTTATGATTAGTTGAGAAATTGACATCTCCAGAAACTCCTCCGATCATAAATACATTATAATCCCTAACGCCTGTTGTGTAGTTTATATTTTGATTTACTGTGTTTCCATCGTTGATGGGTAAAGTTTTAATCACGTTGCCTGTTATTCCTCCAGAAATACTATAACCATAGGTCGGTACAACATTCAGACCTCCTTTATCGGTAGCAAGCGCACCTGTGCCAAAGTGAAAGTCTAGAATTGCCCAATTGTCAGTTGCAATATATGCCTTATATGGATTTACAGAATAAAGCTTCGCAGAGTTATCGTCCATTATTCCATCTTTTATGAACATGAAATTTTGGGCAAATCCACTACTCAAGCTTTGTCCAGTTAACGGGCATCCAGCGTTTCCTCCATTACCTTGAGACCCCAAAAAGCTACAAACACCTAAATTATTTAATCCACTTGGTGTCTCTGACCAAGGGTCAACACTAGTACCTGTCGTTCTCTCACCATCTACCCAAGAAGTGACAGCTCCATTATTACCAACGCTTACAAAAATTGAGTGGGTTTTCCCGTCATTTAAATTTTCTGCTACATTAACAACATTAGATTGACTGTTTCCTGTACCTGCAAATATTTGGTTGTATCCACCACTTTGTCTCCAAACAAATCCAGTGCCATGCCAATTATCTATTAAAGTAGCCCATTGATCTGAATCTTCTTTAAATTGGAACCAGCCTAAAACAGAAAATCCTTTTTTCCCTATATTTAAATTTCCGCTACTATGTAAGGTGTTTTGATTAAAGTGAATTTTAACATTATCTCCCTCAGCATCCAAACCAGTTGCAAAAATTCCAGTATTATTATATGCCCCAACATCACTATATCTTACCCAATTACCAGATGTTTTGTTTCCGCCATCTACAACAGCAGCTTGAGTTTCAAATCGAGTGTGTGTAGAAGTGTCACCAACAAAACCATCATTTTGGGCTAAAAAATCAACTTGATAGTAATCAAATTTATCTCCAGGTTGAGATATTTTTTGAGAACCATCTTGATAAAAATGCGATGCCCTATAATTGAATGTTCCACTTCCAAAATCTGTATAATTTATATTTTCTATGCCAGAGTTATAAGGAGAAAGCAATCCATCAGTTAAAAATATGTCTCCTCCAGTGAACTGTGTTTTGTCATCATCAATTACTTGGAAATTGAATTCGTTTACATTATCATTTGTTTGTTCTATAGCTAAGTATCCATAATCACCAGTATCTGAACAACCATAAATATTTGTTGCCCTAAGACTAAAGCCGCTGTTAGTCCCATTCAAAACTTGTGCAATTGTCCCTCCAACAAAACTAATTTCATTTTGATTTGCTTGTTTTTGTACGAATACTATTGGATTTTTTTTGTTTACAACATTTTCATTTCTTTGACCTGTAAATGAATCCGCAAAATCCACTTGTAAATCAGCGTAATCTGATTTTTCTACCCTCCTTACCTTAAATCTTTGATTGTTTATTCTAAAATCTCCAGTTTCAAAAGCAAAATAATTAAAAAATGACACGTCATTTGACATAGTATTATGAATAAATCCCGTGGTATTTGCGCGGACAACAGAAGGTGTTATATTATAAGTATCTAAATTATCATAATCAGTAAAAGATATACCGCTTTTCATCACCTGTTGTATAAACACAACTGGTGAACCTTTAAATTGTTCTGCAAATTTAACATGGTATCCAGTACCATAGCGATCCGCACCTCTTGCACCACTGAAACCACTTGTCTGTATGCCAAATTTATTATTCAGACATGTAGAATTTGCTTCTTCAAAATCAAAACCACTCTTTAATCCAGTAACAGAAACTTGAAGGCTTTCATGATTGTTGCTTTTATTAACAACAAATTTATCCATACCAATTTTTCCAGTAAAAGCTAATTCTACTGCGTTGAACATGCCAGATCCAGGATTACTGTCATAAAAATGAAATTCAGAAGCCAAGTTGTATCCTTGGTCTAATGCATTATTTCCAACAAAATCTACGTATTGCAGTGACAAATCTAAAAAACTATCATCATTATCATTTCTCGTTAATCTTGAACCTTGGCTATCTGATTCTCCAACTAAAGAAGTCCCCGTTAATTGTTTGGCGAAATTTTCAGTAAAGACATCATCTTGATTTTTGCTGGTAATGCCATCGAAAGTTACAACCTTACCAAAATTTCCTAATCCTAGATCGTCCGCTGTAACAGTAAATTCTACAGATCTAGAATTAGTAGATCTCTTGGTGTAGTATTTAGTAAACTCAGAGAAAATTTCTAATTCATAAGTTCCAAATTGATTAATAAGTTCTCCAGTAATAGCAAGTTGTGTTTTTCCATTATCTGATGTATTTCCTTCATTAGTTCCTAAGCCAGTTCTTAGTAATCTAGGTAAAACTATACTTCTATTGCTTGGATAAGTTAAAAATATTTTATATTGATCTGCTTGAACTGGGTCGCTATTTACAATATCAAAAAAATGATCAATCGCTCCAAATTTATTCACTCCACTAAGATCTGTTCTGGCGGTTATTGAAGCGGGTATTTGGGGTAAAGTAGATACATTGCTTTGCAATGATACATCAAAATTGTCTTGAGTGGGGTCAAAGTTTACATTTTTTTCAATTACATCATATTTACCGCTATGATAAATGATGGCCCCAACTGCATATGTAGAGTCCTCATTTTCTTTAACACTTAATACCCTATATTGTTTTTCCGCTCTTCCAGTTATGTCAACCGAATATGGGGTCATTGATGGAAAATACCCAGCATCTTGTGGAAAGTTTTGATTAGGGTTTAATTTAATTAATATACTATCGTCTCCTAAATTTTGGAAAGGATGCGCGCCAGTATCAATTTGTAATTTACTTATTTTAGGTTTTTTTAATCCAGAAATTTCTTCATCGGTATAAGTGACCCTTGCATTATCTTTTTTGGCATAAAGTTCTCTTAAACTTGTAGAGTTCGACGCGTTATAAAGATATATATAGCTTTCATTGTTTTCTCCAGTTGGAATTAATCCAGTTTGACTGCCTATTTGATGATCGACTATAAGTCCAGTTGGCCCATAAGCTCCATTGGGGTATTTATGAGTTTCAGAATTAGCTCCTGTTTGTGTTAAAAACATACCGTAATTCTTTTCCAAAGATTTCATCTCATCATCAATTTTTATTATATCTCCTGGAGCTAATAAAGCAGCTTCAAATCCAGCAGCAAAAGAAACAGTCTCAGTTGCATGAGTTGAGTCAAAAATTATATTTCTTGCACTCCTTTGAGCTGAAGCTCTTGAAGTATGTCCAAAGCCATCAATATATTGCTTTAAGTAACCATATCTTTCTATGGCGTCTCGATCTTCTGCATATTCTGTTCTTGGTCTATAATTATTTTTCTTATCTAAAAAACTTACATCTACAGAGCTTGTTCTAGAGTTTTTTACAACGTCTGCATAATTAAACAATCCATCTACTACATTTAAATTATTGAATAGCATAGATGCTTGTTCTGGCTTATCTATTTTGAATTGTACTTGAGAATCTTTATAGTATACTAAGCAACGCATGAATTTAGCGATGTCTTTTATAATCGTAAATGCTTCATTATCTCCATCTATTTTATGGTTGTATGAAAACCTTGGTTCCAAACCTCCGAAACCATCAGTCAAGCCCTCAAACTTCCCATAATCGTCCACAGCGTCGCAGTATCTTCCTATTTCATACAAAGACCATATATCTATATTTTCTAAATCTCTATTGTATAAAGCGGTTCCATATCTAAAGTTATTTAATAAATCAAATAAAATCCAAGCTGGATTGTCTGACCAATCATATCTGAAAGTTCCATCCCATAACCCATCATATATAAGATTTCCAGCAGTAGACGAATCTTCAGAAAATCTTCTATCCAATCCAGCTTCATCAGTTGGAAAATAATTTGAAGGTATTAATATTTTTTTGCCCTTAAGTTTAAAAGTTCTATTGGGCATATCGTCAAAAGCTCTTGCGTCTAAAGATGTTACAATACTAGCTGAATAAGGGTAATTAAAACTATATTTACTTCTTTCTGCAACAGAACTTATGTGAGTCAATCTATTTATAAGGTTCGAATTAGTTTCATAAGTTAGTTTTTCAACCTTAAGTACTCTTTTCACAATATCATCTGTTTTTTCTGGTAATACAATATCTTTTATGGTGAAAGAATAAGGTGCTGTTATAATTCCCTTTACGGAAATTATACTAGCTGATTCGGTATTAACGGTTTGAAAACCTTTTTTATCGCTAAGTGGTATTTTTAAATTTAATAATCTATTTTCAGTTGTTCCATCTCTAAAAACAAGTTCTAAAGTAATAGAGTATTTTATTGTGGTAGCTAGATTTCTACCCATTGTTGCTCTTCCACTTTTATTATCACCCTTTGAAGAAAAACTTTGAGTATCTGATAATTGAGATATTTGTATTTCAAGATCCAAAGAATCTACGTCTTCATCTGTCACTTCATGATAAAAAATACTTGGATCTGTTTGCGCTGGATCAAATGATTGCCAATCGGTGAAGTTTCTGCTACCTCCTGCAGTATCACTATTAAATTTTCTTATATCAGCGCTTCCCGTTCCCGCTCTAGCTCCATTAATGTCCCTATCGTAAGGCCCCAATAATTTAAAATTCTTAGTGTGTAATCTTACAGCTTTAGGCACTATTTTTGATGCGGTTTGGTTTTCGCTTCCTAGCTTTTGTTCTATTTTGTATTTTGCGAATTGTTTGCCTCTATCAGTTTTTAATTGTAATTCGTCAAAATAAACACCTTTGTCGAGCGTTAAACCATTTAACAAATATGTTTCCCCAGCTGGTCCAGCAGCTTGTTCAGATGCTGTCCAAGGTATGTCGAACCCATAAAAAAGATTATATGAAAAACGGTCCTCTGGACAAGTATAATATATAACACTACCCTCAAGATTTGTTATAGCCCAATTTGATCCGTCAAAAGCTAGTTGTGGAACATCTTTTGGATGTAACTGATTTTTAGCTCCCTCAAAACCTCTATATACTTTAGATGACGAAGTGCCTAATAAGTTTGGTTGTATATATTTAAAAACATCTAATACAGTCTTATCTGACTGAAATTCTTTTGTTTCAATATTAAGCGAAGCATTTTTTACAGCCCTTAGAGATCTTTCCATCTCTCCATTACCAATGTCAATTGTCAAAACATGAAGCCTAAATCCAAATGTAAGAATTGTGTTCCCCTGCGTCGGATCTGACACATTTACTATGCCTCGATTAGTCGCATTCTTAACCGCTGCTGTTTGCGCTAATTCTTCTATTCTTTCTAGTGCAACCGATTTGTTGGTAGTAGTATCTGGATTAGCCCCAATAACAATAAAGGCATTTGGATAATACCCTCTGTCTCCTTGTTCATCTAATATATTCGCTATCGCTTCAGTATATGACGTTCTACTTTTGCCATCTCCTTCTACTAGGGTTGTAGCGTTACTTATTGAGTTATAAATCTTTTCTGGATTAGTTGTTCTAGATATATCATCTAAATATTGGAAGCTTCCAAATACTGGAATAAGTGACGTATAATGACCAAAACCAACCAATTCTTGCCGTATTACTTGCCCTTGATCTCCTAACCCAACTAATGTAAAGTCTATTTGATATCCAGCCGCTTTCATTAAGTTGGTTGACTCAATTACTGTTTGTACTTTTTCTTTTATCGCATCTAAATGTCTTTCAGAGTTCGAACTTAAATCAACTATAATTATAGTTCTGTAGGATTTTTTAGACCTAAGCTTTTTATAACTTCCTGGGATATTTGAAACCTTTGGTAAGTAAGTTTGATTTAAAAATTTATCTGGAAAACCTTTTAATATAAAACCTTCCTTAGAACTTAAAACATTATCTTCAGATGGAACTGTTTCTATTATATCGTTTTCATCTCCTGCCAAATATCTTCCATCTACATCAACTAAACCACCTATTGGCCCTTCAGAAACCAAATCAACTGTACTTGACAGACTATAACTTTCTTTTACGAAAGCACGTTTATTAGGTATTAAATTACTAGGTTCAGCTTTACTACCAGCACCAGCAATTTTTAATTTCTGATTAGTTTTTGAAAAATATTTTTTATAATTACTCATGCTTCTACACTTATGTCTACTGATTCTAGGTTTGTGGAAATCACTTTGCTTCCAAGTCTTATTTGTCCATAGATAATTGGTATACCAAAACCTTGAACCACTGTATTGTTAGTATTTTGAAATATAAAACTCTGTGTTTCTACGGCTACTTCTTGTGTGGGACCTTGTTGTTCTCCAGCTAACAAAAGCTGTATACCTTGAATCAATAAAGACACACCAATGTTGAATAACATTTTACCCAAAAAACTTCCAGCAAGAGCGGTATAACCGCCAAAATAACTTAGGCCACCACCCGCTAAAATCAAACCAACTGGCCCACTACCAATTATACTTGGTACTAAATGAATTTCTTCGGGGCACTTTGTATCGTAGTCTTTAATTTCTTCGCAAATATTTCCTTCTTCATCAACCATCCTGTAAAATAAACCGTCTTGAGCTTTTCTCTGTAATTTAGTTCTAAAACCTGGAAAGTTTGCGCACAAAGCTTTCATTACTTCTTTTTTTGTTTTTACCTTGAGTTGAAGTTCGGAGTAACCAAAATCTTCACACAGATCACCGTGTAGAATAACTTTAACCATTTATTATTCCTTTCAATTTTTCTATTACATCTTCTTTTATTTCAAAATTAGATTCATAAAATAATTCAAACTTATTTGTGTCTAATGAATATATTAAATATGGAATTCTAGCTTGTCTTGCGTTTTTAAAATCAAATTCAGATAATTTGGCATCACCACTCACATGTGTATGAAATATAGCAACCAGTTTGCCAGTTTTTTTTATCTTTAAAAAATCTGCTGGGTGTATTTCAAACATTTCTGGAAGTGGAGAATAGTTTTTACTTTGCAAAATATCAAATTCTTCATCATATACGACAAATCCACAAACCTCTTTTACTGGAGAGGATTCTGAAAAGTTTTTTAAATTTTTTAAAAATTTAGATTTGTGCATTGTATTCATAAGTTCCTGGGAATCCTCCAAACGGCAAATCATTTCCGTATCTTATGTTACACCCTTTAAGTGATTTTTGACAAACATCTTCTGTCCATTTGCTAGATTCAGATGGTCTATCGTTTTCTGTTGATATGTGGTAATCGGTGCAAACATAATAAGTTTTTAATGGCTGTATAGATGGGCCGTTAATTATATCTATTTCATCTTCATCTCTTATGGAATATGTTTCATTTGATAAAAATACGTAATCTCCAGTGTTGTATGCGACACCAGTACCTTGCCACAAATCTTTATTTCCTGTTGGATTCAAAGCTCCTCCAGTTGAGTCTGTTTTAGGTTCTCCTTTATACTGACACCCATAACCTCTATAATTCCAATAACAATATCTACACAAACCCACTCTATTTGGAATTTTTATATTTTCTAACTCTAAAGATGTCGCTAGTTCAAATTCAATAAAGGATTTATTTTCTGTTAATTTTCTATTTATATAGTAAACCTCATCTGGAAAACCAGCATCTTCATCAGCTGTTCCATAAGGATTTGCGTGGGGTAAAAAATTAACATCATCCAAAAATTTAGAAAAAACTCTCTTTCTTACGATCTTGGCCCCTACCATATCACCATAGGTAGCAAGATATTTGGACATAAAGAAATCTTTATTAGATAATTTTATATTAGGCCTAGGTAATTCTTCATCCCCCTGTACAGTAAAACCATTGCCCTCCATAGCCACGGATATGTATTGTTGTTTTTGCCATATTAGTTGCTGAACATGGGGCGCAGATGTTATGGCGTTCCCATCTGTTGTCCCCTTACTCAAGTCGGTTCGGTTAAATGATGGGCATATGGCTAAATAGTTGAAATTGTCTCTAGGAAAATTATAATAAATTAAATAAAATTCCAATAAATCATCGGGATTTAAATCCATTACAGATCCTACATTTTTTCTGTTCAAACCTTGAGCCATAATATGTATTACACTAAAATAAAAGTAGATAATCAAATATATCAGCTGTCCAAGACATATAATAAACAAAGCTTAAAAAATTGCATAAAAATCAATTTTTCTAAATTAATGGACGACAAAGAATTAATGTATTGTTTGAATGGTTTTGATGCTATTCGCTTTGATCCAAACCTTTATCAATTAAGCGCGCACAATAACGGTGGATTAGTATGTTTAATTTATGGAGTAATAAAAGACGAAACATTTAAATGTGAAATTTTTTCCTGGAATCACATGTATGGGAAATACTCTAAAAAAGTTTTTAGAGCGCTTTCGATAGAAGCTTTCAAAGATTTAAATAAAAAAGGTGTCAATACTTTTATTTTGCCTGTTTTAAAAAAAAGGCACAGGTCAAAAATTTATCAAAATTTATTAAAAAAAGCCTTTCCAGAAATGGAAAGAGACGAATCAATGGATACTGAAGAATTAGAGTTTTTTAAAATTAATTTAATAAAAATAGTGTAATAATATTTATGGCAGAAGTAAAAATTACAGAATTGACAGCGTTTACTGATCCAGTTGCAACAGATCTGTTTGTAGCTGTCGACGCTTCTATAACTAAAAAAATAACCTTTAAAAGTATAGAAGACACAATAAGTGGTAATTATGATATTGGCGGAATTCAAACTCGAACAGGAGAGTTATTAGCGGCTACTGGAGTATTAGCTCTTGCTACAGGCTCTCTTGATGTAAAAACACAAATTTTAGAAACCGCCACAGGGACACTTTCTTCATACACAGGCACTTCTAACTTTTCTACTGGAGTGCCAGATCTTCAGTATTCATTTCTTCATACTGGTTCAATGAGCCCTAATAACGATGCGGGGAATTTAACGCTTCTTCCTCCCAATTCTGCGACGTACGCGGCGGGGAATACAGGTGCATATAGCACTTGGCAATATCTTGGGCAAAGATTTGTACAGGATTTTCAAGGCGCCGCTGTGCCCTTTAAAAAGATTCAATTTTTAAGAGCCGCTATGCACTTTGATACTATCGCTTCCGATAGTGACTTCAGTTGGAGCGGGCTTTTAATTGGGAATAGTAAAAATGGTGAAATCACTGGTTGTAAATTCACAGACGGCAGTAGTGTTAGTCGAAATCAAGTTTTTTTAGCAACTGGCACCACAGCTCACAATACTTGGGGCACAGGACAACATTTTTCTTTAGCCACATATTCAGCAGCAAATCCCCACGAGGTTGAAACTGGCAATGTTACCTGCTTCTTTAAAATAATAGAATTCTAATAAATAGTGTAAATAAACCAATATGGCAGATAACCCACATGAATTAGAAAAAAAAATTAGAGGACAATCCACCTTATCTTTAACAGGCAAAGGCGAAGATAATGTTGTAGATAAAATAGCTTTTTTAAAGGATGATTATGCAACTGGTAATTCTCAAAATTTACATGCTATAGAAAAAGCTATAAAGCAATACAATAAAACAATAAGTAATAGGCTAGGGAATGAGTCATTTACAGGTGTTTTTAAAACAGATGAAGTAGATGCTGGATTTTTGCCACTAAACATTACTAAATTTCTTGATCGTGGAGATAACCCAGCTTTATTTGATTTTTTCTCAAATACAGACAAATTATTTGGACTAAGAAAAATAAATCCAGATTATACTGGTTTCGGCATAAGAGTCCAAAGAAGATTTGACTTAAGAGAAGTTGACATTAAATTCAATAGCGCTGGACAAATAGCTTCTGATTCTGAAATTGTTGAGTTTTTTGCAGGATTTAATTCCAATACCGAAACTTTAAGTGCTACTAATTTAGGAGAATTTTCGGATTTAAGTAATCAAGGTAGCAACGCAACTGATAATAAATTCAGTAATGATTTGAGGGTGACAAAATGGTATTCCCAAGGCGATTCATCAATATTTACTGGAAATCCAGGATATTCTTCAAATCCAAATGGCACTACTGTTGACGGAGTTGTACCTTTTCAATTTGGAAACAATGCAATTAGCGGCGAACGTATAGGATTATCCTTTTCAGATGCATCATCTTCTGCGAACACTTATGCTGGATTTGCCAAGACTGATGATGATGGAGGTTTGCATGATTGGGCTTTATTTAGTGGTGTGACTATAGGCAACCAGGAATATCCAGTATACGCTCTGACAGCGGGTGGAGGTTTTTCTTATAGTGCTTTATTTCCACATGATTTTGGTTCTAATAGTCCTTATGGAGTACGCTGGGTTTTTACAAATGCAACTAGAATGGCAGGTAGTCAGAGAAATCCATTACATCAAATACAAAGCTTACAACAAAATGCTTTAAGTGATAGTACTCCACTAGTTTACGGATACTCTAACACTCTTGCAGACGCAAAAGACAACAGGCCAACTGGGCACACAAGTTGGTCTATTAAAGAAGGAGGAAGCGTTAGTTCTAATTTTGACACAAGCGTTACTGCCATTTGGACGCAACCAAGCCCTAGTAAAGCTCCAACTCTAGGAACTGGAGGAACTTTACATACTGTTGATGGTTTGCCAACGATGAAATTTAAAGAAGACGGAAATGCTGGCATGTTACAAAGTGTTGGTAATACAAGTTCAGAAGGCAAAACATTGGGAATTGTTTGTTCTGTAGATGAACCCCAAAACGCTACGGAAAAAGCAGCTATGGCTCATGGAGGTGGTATTAGTCAAGGTAATGGTCCTTTTGTTGTGCATGGTGCAATTAGCGTTCAAACTGCAGTGAATTCATATCAAATGAGCTTTAAGGGAAGTCCTCCAAATCCAATTACCTTTACCTCTGGGATGCTAAATGAAGGGACATACGAAGATCATGAAGGCTTCAATAGCGCACTACCTCAAGTTATCCTGTTCCATGATTCAAAAACAGCGGGTTCTAGCGATTCAAGATATGGTACTAAATCAGCATTACAAATTGGCTCTAAGGGCAGTGGACTTCAAATTATCAGCAGTAGCAATGTTACTAACTCACTTGCATTAAATGGCGCAAATAATGATTCAGCACCAACAAACCTTGGCGCTGCGAGCGATATGTCAGAACCTTGGGACGGAGGAATTCAAGAATTTTTTGTTTTAAATTCATTGCGTGAAGAAACCGATGAACAAAAAAGATACACTGGAGATATGGGAGAATATTATAGCATATGAGTCTAGAAAATAAATTTATAATTTTAACAGCATTTTATAATTCAGAGGATTATATAGCTAAAAGCATTAAGGGCACATTAAAACAAGGTCATTCAGATTTGGGTGTTATTTTTATAAATGACGCATCCACAGACGAATCTAAAAGTATTTTATTTGATCAAATAACAGGTTTTTCAAATTTTTCTGGTAGTATAAATCAATCTGGATCTTCAAATATTTGGACTGGTGAAGCCAATGGCAAAGATATTATTTATATTGAAAATGCTACAAGAATAGATTGTGCGGCATTAAACCAAAAAATAGCAGTTGATAAATATGTATCAAATACAGGCAGTATTTGTGGAATTGTTGATGGCGATGATTTTCTGCATGATTCAAATACAGCTAATTGGGTTACTAGAGAAATGGGTCAAGATAAATTGATGTACGCCTCTACTCAAAAATGGGTATCAGCAGACAAAGAAAGCGAAAGAGACTTTTATAGTAACAAACCCTTAACACAAAGTGATTTTCCAGATTTTGTTGTCGATGGAGTCACTTATCCTGGACACACTCCAACGCACATAAGATGCCAAGGTTGGACACTAAATCATTTTAGAGCTTTTAAAAAAGTTTTATCAGACAATATTAATACTGGACAAAGTTTTTATAATCCAACTGGCGCTTTAATTAAGGCGGCAAGTGATGTTGCCTACTTTTTACCGATGCAAGATATGGCAGGCGCAGATAGAGTTAAAATTTCTAAAGCTTCTCACTATACATACAACTACGAAAATCCAATTAATGACCATACAACAAGACAGATAGAGCAACAAAGAAATTCTAAATTTTGTATGTTTGGTATATCTGGTGTAGAATTTATTGATGGAACTGGAGATGCGGAAGATGTATCTTTAAGATATAACTATAACATAAAAACAGACGAAAATGGAAACAAAGAATATACTATTTTAGAAGATGCAAATGTTTCTGGAGTTGTTGATGGTGTTACTGGTTATTTTGCTTGGATTTATAAACCAGAAAATGGCGATGGTTCAGTTTCTTGCGTAACTCCTTATAATTATTTAAATTTATAGTTGACATTTTTCGTTTTTTGCTTTAACCTGTAAAGAATGAGTAAATGGACAGACAAACAAAGAGGAGCTTTTTGGAAAAAAGAAGGCAAAAACGGCAAATATCTTGCTGGATATGTGACTATTGATGGCAAACAATATCCAGTCACAGTATTTCCTAATAAATTCAAAGAGAAAGAAAATCAACCCGAATTTATTATTTATGAGACTTTCTCAAAATAACGCTTGACTTTTAATCATTTACTCTTAGAGTGTTTTATATGAGCAAGAAAATATTAAAAGGTAGAACGCAATCTAAAGGAGCAGTAGGTAAAATCTATGGACGCTCTCATGGAGAATTGGTTTATAACGAAACTGTCGGTCGCAAAGTCACACAAAAAATTGACACAGCAATCAAGAAAAATCAACAAAATAAAAAATAATTTATGAAATACGAAGAACTGGAAACAAAAGTTATCGAATGGGCGAAGGATCGAAATATCCTTGAAAATTCAAATGCCATTAAGCAAATAAGCAAGACTCAAGAAGAGCTTGACGAAACGCTTGATGCCCTAAAGCGACTCGAACAAGGAGAAGAAACAATCCTAGAGGTTGCTGATGGTATCGGAGATATGTTAGTAACAATTATATTGTTAGCTAAAACTGTTGGTCTAGATTCAGTTGATTGTTTAGCTGACGCTTATGATGAAATCAAAGAGCGTAAAGGTAAAATGATTGATGGTCTTTTTGTTAAAGATGAGTAATTGGAAAAACACTTCTAGTTGGAATCGTGGTCAACGCGTTGAGAAGAATTTCGCACCTCTTCTTAAACGCAGAGACCCCAATTTCCGCAAAGCCAACAGAGAGGATCAATTTCGTCACATTGATTATCACACATCTTTTGGTACTATAGATGTTAAGGCAAAGAAAAAAATTAATCGGTCTGATTCTAACGAACAAAATGAATTAGTTTGGGTTGAGTTTTTAAATGTCCAAGGTCGTGATGGTTGGCTTAGGTCTGCTGTAGACATCATAGCATTCGAAAGGGCTTCTGATTTTCTGCTTGTCAAACGTAATTATTTGTTAGGTTTAGCTCAATCTCTTTGTGATTTAAACAAAAAAGTAACAAACAGCAGAGATGCTTTATACAAAGGTTATCAAAGAGAAGGTCGTAAAGATTTAATTTCTATCATAAAAATGAGCGACATAGAAAATTTGCCCCACCAAATATGGAAGAAAACTCATTAAACTTATTTTTATCTCGAAATAATATTCAATTAAAAGAGGGTCGAATAAATGGCCAAAAACCTTTTTTAAAAAAATTATTTAAAAATGATCCAACAATTAAAAATGTTTTAGAGGTAGGGTTTAACGCGGGTCACTCTTCTGATTTTATGCTTTCTTTAAGAGATGACATCAAAGTCACATCAGTGGATATAGGAGAACATCATTATGTTACTACTTGTTACGACTTTGTAAAAAACAAATACCCAAATAGATTTAAAATTATTATTGGAGACTCTAAAAAAGTTTTATTCTCAATGAGTAGTGCTCCGTATGATTTTATCTTTATTGATGGTGGTCATTTAGGAGATGTGCCATATCATGATATGATTAATTGTAGAGGCTTATCCCACAGAGATACTATAGTTATGCTTGATGATTGTGGTCATCATTTTGGATATCAACAAAACATAATGAAACATTTAAATAGATTAGTATCAGAAAAATTTATTGCTACTCCTAAATATTTTCAATCACAATCAAAAAAGGAATGTTGGGCTGTATATAAATATGTGTAAATTAAATTATGAAGGGCAATTTAAAAATAGTAGGAACAAATAACGGAGTCGATAGACTAAAAGATGCTAATGGAGAAGCTGTCTTAACTTATAAATACCATAAAAACTATGTATTAGAGTTTCAGAACGAAACTTTTTTTCTTGAAATATTGGATTTTATAGTGGGAGACGATTTTATAGAGTTCTCTGCTTGGATAGGGGACAAAGATAAGAATTTTGGCAGGATCGCTTTTCAATTTGAGCCGAAAATAAGTAGAGATGATAATATTCCAAGCGACTCCTTGTAGGTTATATCCTAAAATTTTAGACTTAATACAGAAACAATTCAAAGATTCAAGTCATATACATGAAGTTTTTTCTCTTAAAAGAGGAATTAAGGATAATCCATTAAAAATATCGCAAAATAATTCGGTTTTTAGAAGAAGTTCTTTTTTATATGGAATTTTTCAAACACATAAAGTCAATAAACAAGTTGGAGATTTTTGGTTTGGTATAAAAATACCTCAAAATAAACTATTTGAAGAGTTTTATTGTGCCGTAAAATACTTTGGGTCTATTAATTACCTAAAAACTAACCCAAATTCAGAATACGTCAGACATCTTTATAAATCGTATGAACCATTAACTAAGTTTACAAAAGACGAATTCGTTCACTTATGTGAAAACAAACAAATAAAAGATATTTTTCAAAGTGATTTTTATGAATTGTATGAGGAATTGCAACCTAACCACGATAAATTTGACTATTTAGGGGATTTTGATAATTGGGATAAAACCATAATAGATTTACAAAATGCTATAAATCTGGATTTGTCTAGTTTAAAGGGCGAAAACCCATATAGTTTTGTATAAAATTGAAAAATTTCTATCTTAAGTTATTATAGTGTAAATGAAATTATGTTTGGACTTATCACGATGTTATTATCCACACTGGGGGCGACTGGCATGGGCAGTATGCTTAAAATTGTTGGTGGATCTTTTCAAGGCATGTCAGAAGCTAAAGCTGCAAAAGAACGCAGAGAGCTTATTAGGGATATGCAAATCCGCGGAATGGACATTGAGTTTCAAAAAATGCTTATTGGCGAAACCGATAAAGACACTGGCATGTTTACTCGTGCTACTCGTCGTCTTATCGCTTTTATGGGGATGCTCAACTTTGCGATCATCTCAATACTCTGCACCCTCTTCCCTAACACAACCCTTGTTACCTTCACACCACCAGAAAACAAAGAAGCAACCTCAATCTTTTGGGGACTCATTACCTTCCCAAGTGGAGCAGACATCACCACTTCAATCACTACTGGACACATCTCTCTTGTCGCAATCACCACTTTGGGGGCAATCATTGGATTCTACTTCACACCAGGAGGTAGAAAAGGCTGACTAATTTTAAAAATTGCAAATAAAACATTATGATAGGAGACATACTAAATTTTGTAGAACAAGTGGGAATTCCAGTTACATCTGCCATAGCAGTTGGGTATTTTCTTTTTATTATTCTTAAATTCTTATTAGCTCAAGTTACAGATAGAATTTCATCTTTGAGCAAATCATTACTTTCTTTAGAAAATAGAGTAGATGTAATGAACAATGATATTGTTAAGATTGATGCACAGTTTTCTTGTGCGTTTAATTGTGAGCCGAATCTTGACAGAATCGCAGCGAGCGAAGGTAAAGAGGACGCTAGAGATGATTAAAAAAAATAGAGATAGTGTTGTTTTGATTTTAGTTTGGGGTCTTTTAGGACTTTTAACCATAATCACAATAGGCGACTTTTATGTTTGTTTGAAGGAAAATAAACCCATAGATGAGAGTATTGTTACACTATTAAAGATGTCCATATCGGGCATAGTTGGTATTGTAGCAGGGTATGTTTCAAATAATGATAAATGCTGTTGCCGTAAAGATGACGATTGACCTAGAACATTACAGCAAAAAAGGTTGGGTTATTATAAATAATGCTGTGCCAAATGACTATCTTCAAATAGTTAAAGAAGAAGGTTTAAGACTCAGAAAAAAACAATCTAAAACTTCGCACCCAATAGTGACTTGTGCGAGCAAACAAAGCAGAAAACTTTGGGACGCTTATACTTCAGCATTTATGTATGAAATTGCTTATCGAATACTCGGAGAGCAAATATGGTTATTTAATGACCAAGTAGTTTATAAGTTACCAAACGATAAAATGGAGTTTGCTCCACATTATGATAATCAATTTGGCAACGAAAATAAAGAAAAACAAATACATACTATAAACTGTTCTTGGATACTAGATGATTTTACTATTGACAATGGGGCTTTTTCAGTATTAAATAAAGACACTAAGGAATGGGAAACTATTCTACCAAAACAAAAAGATATTTTAATTATAAATGGAAATACAACTCACTCATCGAAACCAAACGAGTCAAATAAAGAAAGAGGTTTGTATGCTTGCGTATATTCAGAATCACCAATTACTTTGGACGGCTTTTATAAAGAAAGGTTTTTGAATGACTGATTTCCAAATAGATAATTATCAAATAGAAAAACTTTTCAAAAGAGTGGACTCTCTTGAAAGAGAAGTTTGGCGTTTAAACAATTTCAAAAAAGAAACTAAGGAAAAAGAATACATCATAGAACAAAAAAAAATAGAAAAAAGACTTTAACAATATATAATATAAAATTATGAGTGGATATGAATTTCAACACTGGGCAGATATAATTGCCAAATTCGGATTCTCACTAATCGCATTAGTGGGTCTTGGATTTTTCGTGTGGCACATTTGGAAATGGGTCACCACTAAAGTTAATCCTGCCTTAGATGGCGTGGGTTCTTCGCTAGGAAAGCTAAAAAAGCAAATCCAAGCATTAGATAATGATATGATTAGATTAAATATGAAATTAAAAATTCTAATACAAGAGCGTCATATCACAGATAAACATAAAGGTTCTGACGAGGACTAAAATCGCTCACTAATTAAAAAAATCGCAAATAAGTATATATATGGAATTATTAACAAACCCAATCACTTGGTTTCTAGTTGCAATCGTTGTTGTTGCAGTTATCGAAACCAAAAGAAATAAAAATCGCTCACCGAAGTCTAGTGAGCCAAATAAAACATCAAGCACGAGCAAGCCGAAGCGAGCTAGAACAAGCAAAGGCGAATTCGTAGCTGACGACCCAACCACACCAAAAAATGAAGCGTGGGAAGGTGGGAAAGCACCCAAAAAAACTGCAACTAAAAAAACTGCCAAGAAAAAGGTAGCAAAGAAAAAAGTTGCTCGTAAACGCACTACTAAGAAAAGTGCCTCTTAAATTTAAAAAAATTATTTAAAAATTATGAATACAATCGTTATTTTTCTCGTTGGCTTTACAGTAGGTATTCTTGTTGGGCGTAAACATACAGGCGTTGTTGAATCTGTTGTTGGCTTTGCAAAGAAACTTATTGGAAAAAAGTAAAAAAAAATTTTACTCATAAGTCGTTGGTTTTTAGCCACTTACAAAATCGTCTCAATCTTGGGGCGATTTTTTTTGCTATGAGGGCTTGACATATTAAAAATCTATGGCAATATTTGTGGAATGATTATCGAAACCAAAACCAAAAACATAAAGTCCCAAGGCATTGCCAAGCAAAAGTCTTGTTCTATTGATACAGAAGATATGCGATACATTGCATCTCTTTTACGGAATAATTATTCCAATCCGATGTTAGCTACCATTCGTGAGATTATTGCAAATGCACTTGATGTTACTAAAAGCAAAAAGGTAGACATTCAATTACCAACTAGAATCGAACCTAACTTTATAGTACGAGATTTTGGGTGTGGTTTGAGTGAGGAAGATATGCTAGGTCTTTATACTAAGTATGGCAAGTCAACCAAGCGTGAGTCCAACGAATCAATCGGTGGATTTGGCATTGGGCGATTCGCACCTTTATCATATACAGATTCTTTTATTGTAAGGTCTGTACATAAAGGTCACAAACATTCCTATATTATAAGAGTGGACGAACAAGACGATACTATTGTTTCGCAAATTGAAAGTCAGCCAACTAAAGAAGCTGATGGAATTTATATTCAAGTCGGAATCAAAAGAGATGACATTGAACAATTTTTTAAAATTTTTAAAAAAACTTGGTGGTATCGTAAAGATGATATTGAGCTACTCAACGAGGGTTGGGGCGATTTAAGATTGGGCGAAGCACAAGAATCCAATGATGTATTTGATTTGTATAGAGAGAATAGTTATTGGGAAGATGTCGCTCACTATGGAGACGAACCCTATGTTCTTATGGGTGGTATTCCATACAAGGTAAACAAAGATGAAGAATGGTTTATGTTCAAGAATGGTGTTGTTTATAAAGCAGAGATTGGCGAGTTCAAGTTGCACCATAGTCGTGAGACATTGGAGTATAATCCGTCAGTTAAAAAAGCTCTCAAGAAAGCATCAGATAAGATATTCGCCAAGCTCAATGAAGAGTTAGCTAGTCAGATGGACAAGGCTGATACTTTCTATGAAGCTAGTGAGATTATGCACAGAGCTATGGAAACTTACAGACAGAGATTCGGTACAAAGCTCAAAGTCTCTTCTGACAAGTTCAAAGATGTGAATGGTATTCTATTTCCTAAAGATTGGATTAGTAAAGAAACTCACATTACCACTAGAGAAAATGGTAACTTGAGTTTCTCTCATTCAAGGTACACTTACAATGATAACGCTCCAAAAAAAGATGTAATTTATATCGTTGATGATTCTCCAAGTCCTCGCTCTCCAAAGTCAAGATGTATGTTCCTGCACGATTGGGAGAAAGAGAATAACATAGACAGAGGATTCGCCAAGATTGTGCTTATCAATTCACAGGGTATGAAAGCCGATAGTATTGATGGCACATACGATACTGATGCCTTGTGTATTCAGCGAGTCAAAGATTGTAACCACCCAAATGTCAAACTGCTCTCAGAGTGCGAGCGAATGATTGCTCCACAGAAAGCTAGGAAGAAAGGTGTTGTGAAATCTTTATCAGCTATGGATATTCTAAAGTTCGACAGTAGTGTTCGACACGAGTGGGCAAATCTTGATTCCTATTGGGGAATAGACAAAGATGTGGATTTTGATGACGATAGTAAAACATTCTATTATGTTAATTACTATGCGAACAAAATTACTTTTGAGCCTTACAAAAAACACCTTGGTGCAAGTGGCGAATGTGAAATTAATCCTTATCAATTCATTAAAAGTTATTTATCAAACATTCCTAATTTAAAAGAAAGCATTTGGGGTGTTCGTAAAAACCTAAAGAGTCGAATTGAGAAAAAGGATAATTGGATTTGCCTTGATGATGTCTATGAAGATTTGGTCAAGCAAGACGAGAGTATTCAAAACTATGTTAAGTGGTACGAAGAAAAAGAGCTTTTTAATGAGTACGACAAAACCTTGATGGAAGATATTGCTAAGTTCCCAAAAGATAACCTAAATGAAATTTTAAAAAATTTATTAAAAAATTATGATGGTTGGAGATTGAAACAATCAAAAGTTTACAATCAAGATTACAATCACGACTATGTGATGGAAAGACTCAAGCCACAAAAGTTAAGTGGCGAATCATTAGCGAGGAAGCGAGCTTTCGACAAAGCGTTTCCTATGGCAAAGTATTGCCTTGAGGGTTGCATTGGCGACAGAGCAACGAATATTTCAGATGTGTTAGCGTATATCGGAAAGTAGTAGATAATCAGCGTTGGCTAGGGGTGTGGTAGTCCCTAGCCAACCAATCTTTTAATCAAACAAATTATTTTATAATGCAATTAGATTTTTTAACTTATACTGAGACTAAGGAAGCTCAACAATTAAATTTCCTTGATGACAAGAATCGTGTTCACATTCAAAAATGCGACAAGCGTGATGTGGAGAAGTTCTTTGCTTCAATTACCGAAGATGAAATTATCGACACCTCACTTGTTTGGGAGAAGCTCAAATGCACCAACGATATGGAAGTGTTCCAAAAATGGTTGTTTGCTTTCTGTTCCGTCCATACATCTTACGAATCGAATATGCGAGGCTACCTTGCAATCAAAGACTTTACCGAATGGTTTAATCGTGATGATGTGCTTAAACAAAAGCTAATCAAAAGTGGAGTCGGTCTGTATCACAATCGCACTAAATTTATCAGTCAGTTCGCTACAAAATTTTGGCAGAACCCAAATTTATTTAAATTTAAAAAAAATCAGAAATGGTCAGAGTTCCGTGATGGTCTTGTGAAAGAAATCTTGGGCTTGGGCTTGGCAAAGGTATCGTTCGCTTTAGAGATGATATACACCTTTGATGCAAAAGTAATGTGTGCAGACACACACCTGTTCCAAGCCTATGGACTCGACCAATCTAAACATCTAAGTGAGTATCAAAAAATTGAGAATCATTGGATAGAATTTTCTTCAATGTATAATGTTCCTAGTGCAATCGCTAGAGCGATATATTGGAACAGAAAAAAAGGAGAAAAAGACTGCTATTATTGGGCAAAAGTGCTTGACAATCAAGCATCTGATGGTAGTATAAAGAAGTAAACTAAAGTGTAAATTATTAACAAAGGAAAAACTAAAATGGCTAATTATCCATACATCGTATCAGACAACACGGCAACCCTACTTTACGAGGGCAAGCCTTATACACTCGAATCCTCACACGCAAACTTTGCCCCTTTCAAAAAGGCATTGATTAGTGGGGATTTTGAAACTGCAATCAACTACCTAGACATTCGTAAGCAAGTCGAAGAATTTGCTGATGGAGAGCTAATCGTAAAGAATGGTGCAGTTTATTGGAATAGCAATCAGCTTCACGGCAAGGTTGTGGACAAACTACTTGAGCTACTTGAGAGTGGTATGAAAGTGGGCAATCCATTTGTTAAGTTCGTAAAGAATTTGTTGGACAACCCAAGCAACAACTCTGTTGAAGAATTGTACGACTTTCTTTCCTACAAGTCTCTCGCTATTGATGATGACGGATATGTTGTTGGATACAAAGGAGTTTGCTCTGATGGTTGGTCACAAAGTGGCAACACTCAAACTGTCGTTTTACAGGGCGAAACAAATGAGCGTGGTCAGATTATGAATCGTGTTGGCGATACTATTGAAGTTCAGCGTAGAAGCGTTGACGACAATCGCCAAAACCAATGCTCTCACGGATTGCATATCGGCTCATACGATTATGCGAATAGTTGGGCAAGTGGTGGTAAGCTATTGCTCGTTCGCTTCAATCCAAGAGATGCAGTAAGCGTTCCACAAGATTGTGAATGTCAGAAGTTGCGAGTGTGCAAGTATGAGATACTTGAAGAAATCGCAGTTGAAGAAGATTCCGAAATTAAACAACCTTATTATAGCATTTATACAAATGGCGATGTTAATGAGGATAACGATTATGATGAAGATTATGATGATGAAGAATACTATGAAGAAGAAGAATAATTGGAAACAAACGCTGAAACTGCAATTATGTTGTTTGGCTTCTTTTTCTTTTTTCTTCTCACTTTAATTATTAATTCGTCAAAAGATAAAGATGAGTATTAAAATTAAATCAATCACAATCGAAGTAGATGATGGTAATGTTTTTCCTAAAAAGACTACCTATACTCTACAAGGAGATGATGGAGAAAAGTTGGAAACAACGATGGGTGCTTTTGAAGATGTCTTAGCAGACCACTTTAAAATCGACCCAATGGTAAACTCCCTAGACATTGTTGATGCAGTTGCATTAGACAATTAGAATTAAACCTTGGGGGCGAGTGAACGAATCGCTCGTCCCCAAAAACTTAAACATTAAAAATTTAAAAAAATTTATTAAAATTATGGCGAATGCTACATATCAAGTTCGAGAAGTTAAAACCAAAAAGGTTGTTAATTTCTATTCAACAGAAATCAAAGGCTCATTACATTGGGCTAATGATTGCAAAAGACAAATGAAAGCTCTGAGTGGTAAGGAACACGAAGTCGTGGTCAAAATCGAGGGCGAAGAATCTACTCAAGAAGTCAAAGAGTTTTTAGAAAGACCTTTGTGATGGATTGGGTAGAAGAATTAATTGCCGATACACAATATTGGCTCGATATAAATGCAAGACAAGGCACATTACCAACAATGACATTGGAAGATGAGCTTTTTAAACAAGAAGTTAGACATAAAAAACAGATGTTAGATTTGCTTTTAAAGTTTAAACAACACCCAAAATCAAAACCACCAATTACAGTTAATTATCCTAAAGATTTATGAGTATAAATGTTGACAAATCAGTCGAAAACGAGTCCAATGGTAAAAACCAAAATGACTTTTTAAATTGGCTTCAATCAAAACTTGAAGAAGAAATGAAAAAAGAAACCTACCAAACATATTGTAAAAATGAACAAACAAAATCAAGACGGATTTCTCGAAGATGAGGACGACAATCAAGCACCAATCGAGTTGCAAGAATACCTTGCAGAAGATTGTTTAAAATTAGACGGACTCAACGATGCAATCGTTGGAGTAACATCATTAGGTTATCTAGTTTACGACTATGAGAAAATCATAGAAGTATTTATGAAAGAGCCAAGCAATATGGAACACGATGAAGCCATTGAGTTTACTGAATACAATGTTATGGGTCTTGAGGGTAATGGTAATTGGATTATAATGAAAAACAGAGAATATTATGGATAAATTAGAAAAAATTGGAAGAATTGTTATTCTTGTCGCATTTGTTTTTGTGTGTGTTAAGGCTTGCACATCTCAACTATTCGGTAGCGTTGATGTCATTGATGTTATCGTAGCTATCGAAAAGGTAGAATCGAATCAAAATTCTTATGCTATTAACCAAGCAGAAAATGCTATTGGTTCGTTGCAGATTCGACCTATTATGATTGCCGACTATAACAGAATCACTAATCAAGATTATGCTCACGACATTGCTTATAACAGGGCTATGGCTTACATAATCGCACAAGAAATCTTCTTTCATTATATGAAAGGGATTGAGAACCCAACTGCAAAGCACCTAGCTTTCATTTGGAATGGTGGTGGCTCTGCTTGGAAACGAGTGGATAATCCAAAGAATGATAAGAAGCAAAAAAATCTTGACAGATATTGGGAAAAAGTCAGAATACACCTATGAATATATTTTGTATAGACCAAGACCCAATCCAATCAGCCAAGTGGTTGTGCGACCAACATTGTAACAAGATGGTGCTAGAGTCAGCACAGATGGTTGCCAACTGCTTTTCACTAGAGACGCTTGAGTCAGCACCCAAGACACAAAAGGGTACTGCTCGCAAGCACTCTTACTACAAGCACCCTTGCTCTATTTGGGCGAGAGCTACCTTTGGGAATATGAGATGGCTTCTCGAACATTCTCTCGCTATGGAAGTCGAGAGGTTAGACAGAGGCTTCAAGCCACATTTCTCAGCAGAGTTCCTGCATTGGGCTTTCGACCACCCTTTTCGTGCCGACAACTTGGCAGACGAGAGTATCGAGCAAACAACCTTTGCAATCGCCATCAGCGAGAATATGACTTGCAGACAAGAGCCAACATTCGATTCTGTTGACGAAGTAGGTAAGTATCGCTTATATTACAAACACGACAAACCTTTTGCCACTTGGAAGAAAAACAAACCCTCGTGGATAATTTAAAAAAATTTAAAAAAATTATGAGTATAGAAATTATAAAATCAGCAGAAGAAACTTACAGACGAGTGTTGCACACACTACGAGTTAAGTACAAAGACCAAGAAATCGTTGTTGTGATTGATGATGATGACAATGGTGGTAACATAAACTTTTACGACACAGAACGAAACGAATTATCTGATTCGGCAGTTGTTGAGGTTTTAGCAGAGTGTTTCGCAGAGAATCGTGACCCAAGTGAAATGACTGAGGGTGTTAAGTATGTCTTCAATGAAGAAGATGAATATTGGGAAGAAGCCGAATGATTCCACAGGAAGTATATGCAGTATTGTTTTTCTTTGGGGCGATGATAACCTTTTCGCTATTCTGTTGGTGGCTCTGTTACTATGTAGATAGTGAGAAGGATTATATCCGTAAAGCTTGCAGAAGAAAGGAACAGGAATATTATAATTGGGAGAGAAAACAAACAAAACACTATAAAAAAAGAAAAGATTTGGGGAAAATGCTATGATTTGGGATATAATATTATTTGTCGCTTGTTGGTATTTGGTGGCTATGTTCATTGAATGGTTCAAAGATTTAGAGAGAGGAGACAGAAATGAGTGATTATTTTATATTACCAAGCGTAAAATGTCTTTATTTTAAAGCAGATTCTATTATGTATCAAATGAATGGAAGCGAACCAATATTTAAAAACCCAACTTATTTAAAAGATGTTGATGACCTTTGGATAAAAAAACTAAGTAAAGATGATAAAAAACTAATTATCAAAGATTTAAAAAAATTTAAAAAAATTTAATTATGGACGAAAGACTAGAAGAAAGAATTAGAATTGTGCTTGATTGTTTAATTACAGATATGACATTTAAGTATCAAAGCCACAAAGCAAAGACAGAAGAAAAATCTATTAATGCTTTTGTATCGTATAACCAAGCTAAGAAAGTAGTTATTGAAACTATGAGAAAAGAGCTTGACACATTGTAAAATTAACCCTATAATATAAATTATGGATTATCAAAAATTAACATTGTCGGAACAACTTATGGTCAAAATGATTGCTAGGTTGATGGTATTAGACCCAACATTCGCAGAGGACATCAGAGATGAAACAAGCGAAGAGGTATATGCACACGCTGAAGCGTTCAGAAAGGAGATGGCAGAGTAATGAAACCACCACCAAGAAAAACAGAAGCAGAAATGACAATGAAAGAATTGCGAGAGCATAAAAAAAGCCAAGAGGCAGAAGCCAATACAGAAGCAATGGAGACAAAAGCTAGGCAACAATCTCTTGATACGAGAACAGATATACAGAACAGACTTATCAGCGATACAGAACAAGATATTCGTATCGTTAAATGCAAGATTGATGATAAGAAAGAATTGTATTATAAGTATGACACCGAATATGACTTTTATGCAGAGTTAAATGGGTTGTATGATGAGTTAGGCACATTACTTGCCAAGCGAGATGCTATAAGAAATTACGCTTTCAATATGCCAATGACCACACATACAGAAAGCAGAGATTGGAATTATAGCCACTCTTATCACGAAGCCACAAGTCAGTATGAGGATTTAAGAAATGCTGATGTAAAATTCTATCCGTTTTAAGTATGAGGCAATTCAAACCAAAAGAATCAGAAGAGCTATCAAAAAGTGGTGGTGTGAGCCGACATTCTTACAGAGAGCGTCAAGCATATCACGCTGAAAAGCGTATGTTAGTCCGTAGGAATGAAGCATTAAGAGAGAAACAAAAGAATATACCACCACAAAAATGGTTCGATTAACAAACAATTAACAATCCCATTACAAACTATAAAAAGATGAATTATAAAAAGTTTAAAAAAATTATAAAAAATTTATTAAAATTTACGCTCGCTATCAGCATAACCTCTGTGGGTTGGCTTATAGATGTTCTCATTAGAGTAGGACACAAGCTAAACAAGTGGAATAGCAAACTATACACTAATACCTCTGAATCCCCTATTCTAAGGGATTCTATACACCCCAACCTACCCAAAGACATAGGAGAGATAACATATATACATAGAGAGGAAACAAAGGGGATTTAAATTGGTGTGGTAGAAAATGGGATAAAATGTACAGTTGTCCCTTTTCGCTCTCTAAAATATATCTTTTCATCAGCAATTATGAAACAAAATTTTTCGTTTTATTTAGGGTTTGTATTGACCTTTATAGTAGGAGTTGTCTTAACACCCTTGTATTTCATAGGTATAACAGTTATACGAATTGGTATAGCTATTATTGAGATATTTTGGGATTCATTGACATTAGTACCTAGAGCATTATACGAGTATGAGAAAGCATATGATAAAAGAATAAGGAACATTAAACAAGATTAGCCGAAATTTAAAAAAGTTTATTAAAATTTAAAAAAATTTGGGGCATACAAAAATCGCTCGCCAATTTAAAAAAAAGCCAAATATTGCTTGACTTTGGTTGACGAATATATATAATGCTTAATATGGAGAGTCTAATATATATAATAATCGGAATAGCTTGGGTAATCTACAATGAATACTTTCGCAAAATTTAAAAAAATTTAAAAAAAATTTACTCACGAATATATGAGTCGCCAAATATTACCAACACCAAATATGGCAGTCCTTGTCCTCATTGTGTCAATCTTGTGGTTTTGTATGGGCGAGGTACAGAACGCAATTTTCTTTGCCGTTGGAGCAAACACATTACTCAACCTAGACAAACAAAAAAAATGATGCTATCCAAAATTTAAATAAATTTAAAAAAACTTTTAAAAATTTAAAAAAACCTGTTGACATATCAGAATCATAGTCTATATTGGGTATTATGAAAGATACATTAAACAAAGACGGCACACCTAGAAAACAAGGTAGTGGCAGAAAGAAAGGGGCAAACTCATTTGCCAATGTAAAGCTAGAAGACTTGCAACAATTTTGTGGGTCAGCTACTCTCATTCCAATTAGTCGTGTATGGCTAGAAAAAATGGGGGCATCAATCACAGAAGCTAACCAAACAAAAGTTTCTGTTTCACAAGCACCAAAAGAGGTTGAAGAAAAAATCTCATTTAAAGTACACAATTTTATTGACACACAATCCTAACCTGTCATTATCCATACTATGAAAACTACCACATATAAAAACCTAATAGGTCAAAACGAAGTTAAGAAGCAATTAACTTTTTTCTCAGAAGCACAAAACAAAACAGGTGTTGCACCATTCTTAATGTTGAGTGGGGCAAAGGGCTTGGGTAAGACTGAGTTCGCCAAGCGTTATGGAGCTTCCCTCAAAAACAAAGACGGCTCACAAAGAGCTTTCCTTGAGATTAACTGCTCCACTATCAAGAACGCTAATTCATTCTTTGAGCAGATATTCCTACCTATCGTGATGCACAATGAAATCACTATCTTGTTTGATGAGGCTCATATGCTTCCAAAGGATTTAGTCAATGCTTTCCTTACTATATTCAAT